TCGACCAACGCCAGCAGCTCCTTGCGATCTTTCTGGACGTCGCTCAGGATGAACTTGCTGTCCGGGAACACGCGACCGACGAGACCTCGTGCAATTCGCGCCTGTAGCGCCTCGATGTAGGCGAGCACGTCGTCTACTTGCAGGTCAGACAGCCAGCCGTCCTCGATCAGAGCGTTCTCGTGATGCTCGCGCACCTTGTCGAGCCCGTCGTCATCGTCGCCCCATGCTTCGTAGCTCATCAGTACGTCCCTCGCGGCTCGTCCGGATAGCGCTCGTGGTGAGCGGCTTCGGCGGCGGCATCGCGTAACGCTTCACGCGCATCGCGCTCGATATCCTTGATTTCCTGCCGAAGCTCGTCGTTCCGCTTCAGCAGCCCATCCCGCTATTCATGGTCAGCCCGGAGCCGTTTTGTACTTGTCAAACGTGCCGTCGTCGGTATCCACGCCGAACGCATGCCGCATGAAGTCAGCCGTTCGTACGTTGGCCTCGTACGCGGGCGCACCAGCATCACGCGCGACCATCGCGATGTTGCAGTGCCACGCCCACGCAAATGACGGGTCGTCCTTCATGGCTTGTGACAGGACCGACAAACCATGCGCAGCGTCCTTCGCATTCGCATCCGTCTCGCTTGGCGGAGCGGGGGCGGCGGAGAGCATGGCGGCGTAGATTCTTCCGGACTCTGCCTGATATGGAAGCTCGCGCGTTGGCTCGCCGTGCAGTTCTAAGTGTCGGCCAGCTAGCAGCATTTCGCGTGTCGGATTTTTCGGCACCAACGGCGGCTGCCTTCACGCTCTCGTAAAAACCGAACGGCATCGTCGCGTCGATCATCGCGTCGAGCGCCGGGCCGGTCGGACATTCGGATCCTGCGATGACCGCGCGCTTCGGATTGACCACAACGCACATGCGCGCGAACGTACAGTGCTGTTCGCGCAGCCAGCGGTAACGCGCGGCGTCGAGTTCGTTGCTCATGGCTACATATCCACGCCGCGCGAGTCGTCCGGCTCGTCAGTCACCGGCCCCGGCAACGCCAGCAGCTCCGCCTTCCTCTGCGTAATGTCGTTGAGCTTGTTCGCGCACTCGAGCTTGACCTTATCTTCGAGGGCGTCTAGGGCGCACAGTTGCGCGTTGATGACGGCTTCGTTCGAGAGCTCGGAGAATTCGACCTCGATCCAGTCGGTGAGGCGGACGTAATCCTCGCTATACATTCCGGCGCACATGTCGCTGGACGTGGCGATGGGGTTTCCGTACTTGATCGATTTGAACACGGCGACGCGGTGCTTCATGGTCTGCTCCTCTGCGTGGACGACTGCTACACCGCGTAACCTACTCCGGGGGAAACCAATCGTCAAGCCCCTTGGCAGCCTCGTCCGACGAACGGGCGACGATGGCGATTCCTCCAGCCTCCGAGACCACGCGGAGGAAGTTTTTCTGCTCAGCCGATGGACGTCCGCGCGGCGCCTTGACCTCAAGCGCGATGTACACGGCGATTCTGCGGCCGACCATCTCGGGGGTGATCTGGACGGTGCGCCAGCCGCCGAGATCGGAGAGGCCCTCGACGGCGGCGCGAAATGGGCGCGCGTTGTAGATGATGACCGAGCCGGCGGGAGCGTGAATCGTGGTATCGCGGTCGATGCGGCGGGAATCGCCGATCCAGCCTTGGCCGGCGTTCTGGCGCAATAAACGAATCGGGCCGCGGCAGACTGCCCGTAGAATTTCGCGCAGAATATTCGACTCGCTCAAGGATTCGCCTCCTTATGAGACTGGCACACGGCCTTCAACGCGGCTATGGCATCCGCCGCCTGATCCAGCGATCCATCGGTTGTGCGAGTGGCGAGCGCTATGGGCGGGCGGAGGCAGCGCCACGCGGTGTACACAGCCGAGCTGCCGACGTTCGCGCGGCTGATCGAGTAACGGCCGGTCTCATCTTCCACGTGGAGTTTGGAGCGCTTGAGCCAGTTCATGGCGCGTTGAACGCCCACAGAACTTCCTTCGATCCGCGCCCGTTCACGCCCGGTTTGAATGTGGCGAACGTCTCGAACGGCGCCCAAGTCGCGCCTTCGTTCTCGCAGACCATGACTTGCCCTCGACGTAGGCCGCACCAATCTCGCAACGCAGAGCGATCGACTTTGGAATGCACGTAGTAGCGCCCGGCCGCGTTATCGTACGGCGGATCGATGAACCACATCGCCGCCATATCGGGCGCCGCCGTGTACTCGTCTTCGATGATGCGCCAGTGCCTAATCGCGCCAACTTGCGATGCGACACGCTCGCGCATGCTCGGCGTCCAGCCCTCGAACTGCCTATGCAGAGCGCGCAGCTTTCGCCGGCCGCTTGAGAGCGTTCGGCGCGGCGTCGAGCACGCGGAATTCATGCTGAACCCAACAAGATAGCGTGCGCCGAGCGGCACCCAATCCGGCAGTTCGTCAACGTCGTCTACTTCAGGTATGCGCCTGATCTCGTCCGGCGTGGCGCAGATCAGGAACCGCCACATCTCACAGATCGTCGGATATTTCTCGACGAGGATGATGCGGCGATCCGGATAACGCAGGCTGTAGCCAGCAGCGCCAGCGAACGGTTCAATGATTGTATCGTAGGCCGGCGCAGGATAACGCGGAGCCGCGCGCCACTTGCCGCCGTAGTATCGCCAGAACGGCTTCAGGCTCACGCTCACCCCGCATCCCTCGCCGCCCGAATCGCGTTGCAGAACACGTCCGCGATCTCGGGCGCGCGAATACGAGCCGGAATCTCCAGCATATCGACGCCGTGCCGATGGAACCAAGTCGCCGAATACCTGCCGTCGCCGACCGTGAACGTGAATCCTTGCGGGAATCGCTCGCGGTAGCCCGCCTCGAATACCACCTCGCCGATCGCGACGGAATCTTTGTCGACGACGGTGACGGCTACGGGCTCGTTCATCGCTCGTCCTCCCAATGCCCGCCATTCTTATCGCGAATGCGCAGCTCCTTCTCGCATCCCGCGATGATCGCCTTGTTGTTGCCCTGCCACTGGCCCGGTTTCTCGGACAGATTGCCGGCGAGCCATCGAAGGTATCCACTCGGACACTCCTCGATACTCTTCCCGCGATGCTTGCCGAACGGGATCACGATCGTGACGTCTGCTTGGTGGGTCATATCAGTCCCCTCTCTCGTGCTTCCCGCTCTGCCTTGATAAGCGCGTCTTCCAGATACCGCGCCACCAGCGTATTCAGCGTCAAGTCCTGCGCCGCTGCCATGTAGGTCAACCGCTTGTGAACATGCGGCTTCACGCGCACGTTGAACACGCCTCTGAATTGCTTTTCGACCGTGCCATCAGGCATGCAGTCGTCGATCGCTGTCTCGAAGTCGCGTCGCAGTGCCGCCAGCGTCTTGCCTTCGTAGAGGATTTTCGATTGGATGTGCAGCACGTGGCCGTAGAGCACGCCGCGATCGACGTCGGCTTCGATCGATCCTTGGAATCCCCGATACGTCAGGACGCTCACACCAACCCCCTTTCACGCGCCTCGCGCTCCATCTTAGCCTTCCTCCCTTCATTTACGTACGTTGCCCACCGACGCGCTTTCTCGACGTCCCGCTCGGTGAACGGTCTCCCCTCAGCCGCCGCCTTCTTCCGCGCTCGAGCGATCCCTACCTGTATCAGCTGATCCAGCCCCTTCGCCATGCCTTGCTCGCGACGTACGGCCAGCTGCTCAGGGGTTAGTTCGCGGCGCTTCGATGTGTCTACTTCGGCGAGTTCGCCTTCGATTTCTTCGATGGTGCGTGGTTTGGCCTCGAAGATGTGGCCGCATTCCGCGCACCGTACGGCCCCACCTGGCATCGCGGCATAACAGGCCGGACATTGCCTGACCGTCACCGATGCTTCTTTCTTCTTGCCGCGCGGCGCGTAGTCGAGCGCCCAGCTTCGTTCGTCATCAGGCAGGCCGAAGCGCAGAAAATTCGACGCCTGATCGATCAGAATGCAGTCGGCATCGCCGTTCGATTTCGCGAGCCCGCGACCCTTCTGCTGGAGGTCGAGCGTCAGCGATTCGGTGGGTCGCAACTGCACCACGCAGCTCACGCCTGGGCAGTGAATTCCTTCGCCGTAGAGGGAAACGTTGGTCATGTACTGCACCACGCCGCGCTCGAAGTCGCGCACTATCTGAACGCGCAACGAATCGTCGGTCTTGCCATCCACATGAACGCAGACGATCCCAGCCTGCCGAAACGATTCGGCCGTGCGCTGCGACGCCTCGATCGAGTGGCAGAAGATGATCCCCTTGCGGTCGTGCGCGTACCTCTTCACGGCGGCCACCGCATCGCCGACGATCTGCGGCTTCGACATGATCTCGTCGAGCTCGGCCGGCACGTAGTCGCCGTTGCGCACGTGCAGGTTCGAGACATCGATATGCTTCGCCGGGCCGAACAGCCGATATTTCTTCAGGTATCCGCGCTCGATCAGCTCGCGCATCGGAGGCCCGCAGACGATGGCGGAGAAGTGCTTGCCCAAACCTTCGCCGGAAGTTCTCCTGGGCGTCGCGGAGAGGCCGATCTTCGCAGCATTCGGGATCGACTCGAACACCTCGGACCACGTGTTCGCCAGCACGTGATGGCACTCGTCTAGCACCAGCAAACTCGGCTTCCTCAGCTTCGTCAGCCTGCGCCGCAACGTATCGATCGAGCAGACGTGAACGAGCTTGCGTGGATCGTAGTGCGCGCCCGCCATGATGAACCCGTGGTCGACGCCGGCAGCTTTCAGCGCAGCTGAGACCTGAGTCGCTATCTCACGCCTGTGGCAGCAGAACCATGATGGCTTGCCGCGCTCGGCCGCCTTGCCCAACATGTAGGACGAGCCATAGCTCTTGCCAGCGCCGGTGCTGAGCTGCCAAACGATCGCTCGATGCGTGCGCAGGAGCGACCGGATCTCGGCGATGTTGGTCTCTTGGTAGTCGCGGAGCTGCACGACCGCAACACCAGCTACTTCCGGCCGTTACGCCGGATGATCTTCGGATTGATGATCTCTTCGACCGGCAGGCGTAGCAGCTCAGCCAGCGGAAGGATGTAGTCGCGCTGGACGTTGCGGCGCGGCGGGCAGGTTTCCCAATGTGCGACCAGCGATCGTTTGCATCCGACCGCGTGAGCGACTTGCTCTTGGGTCAGGCCGAGTTTCGCGCGGGCGTTGCCGATCGAGTTCATGAGGGCGGACGCTACCATGGCACCGGGCGTAACACAAGGTGCTTGACACGGCCGCCACGGCGTGTAACATCGGTGCTCCAACGGAAGAGGAACCAGCAATGTCGCCTGACCAGTGGGACCGCATGAAGAACACCACCGCAAGCCCCGGCCGCTTCATCTCCGTCAACGGCGAGCCGCGCGCGAGCACCAGCGAATTCCGCAATCGCGAGCGCGCTGCACGACGCAGCGGACGGATGAGCGCGCGGCAGCAACGCAAGCTGCGCAAGATGGTTCGGAGGGACGTGGGATGACACGCGAAGAACATCTCCAGTGGTGCAAGGACCGCGCGCTCGCGTACTGCGAGAAGGGCGAGACCATGAACGCGATCTCGTCCATGACGAGCGATCTCGGGAAGCATCCGGATACCGCCAACCATGCCGGGATCAAGCTCGGCGCGATGCTGATGTTCGGCGGCCATCTGTCCACGGCGCACGAGTGCCGCAAATTCATCGAGGGGTTCAACTGACATGAGCATCTACCGCGTCGATTTCGCCGTCACCTTCCCGCTCACGCCAGACACTGCGGAGACGCGCCACTACTTCCGTCTCGTCCAGGCCAAGACCAAGGCCGGCGCCATCGCGCACGTGGCGAAGAAATTGCTGCACGCGAGACTCGCTACGTTCGAGGATGGACGCGAGGGCGAGCGGAGTGGGGTGCGGGTGGAGGATGCTGGCGAGGAGGAAGCCGCATGAGCATGGAGGCATTCACCGAGTTTGCGAAAATCGCGCGACTGTCGCGCGACATCGTGATAACGGAGAAGATCGACGGCACGAACGCGCAGGTTTACATACGCGAACTGCCTGACGACGAGGTGATGCCGACCGATACGCCGATCGTCGCTGTGCGTGGCAAGCTGCTGCTCTACGCCGGATCTCGTAGCCGTTGGATCACGCCAACCGAAGACAACTTCGGATTCGCTGCGTTTGTTCGCGACTGCGCCGACGAATTGTCCATGCTCGGACCCGGCCGTCATTACGGCGAATGGTGGGGAGCCGGCATCCAGCGTCGCTACGGGCTCAGCGAGAAGCGGTTCAGTCTGTTCAACACGCACCGATGGGCCATGGGCGCTCCTGATTGCTGCCGCGTCGTTCCAGTGTTGTACAGAGGCCCATTCTCCGAGGCAAAGATCACGGAGGCGCTTGCGCAGCTATCCGAGAATGGTTCGTGCGCCGCGCCAGGCTTCATGAAGCCGGAAGGCATCATCATCTACCACACGGCGGCCAACATGTACTTCAAGAAAACGATCTTGAAGGACGACGAGCCGAAATCGGTGTCGAAGCCATGATCGACCGCCCCGGCCTCCTTTCCATCAAGCCAGCCGGCTACCCCACGCCAGCCGATTGGGAGTCCGCGTGGCACGCCGTACGCGCGCGCGTCGTGACGTCAACCGACTGCGCCGCGCTATTCGGCCTGAGCCCCTACGCGACGGCCTTCGAGCTGTGGCATATCAAGGCCGGGAATTTCCTGCCGGAGTTCGAGGAGAATGAGCGCACTGGATGGGGCAAGGCGCTTCAAGATGCCATCGCGCACAAGCTAGCCGATGACAACAGATGGCTAGTCTATCCGTTCGACCAATTCATGTACTCCGACGCCGAACGCATCGGATCATCGTTCGATTTCCGCGGCATGTTCACATCGCCGACTGACGCCCCGGCCGTCCATTTCATCCTCGAAATCAAAAACGTCGACAGCCTCGCCTTCAAGCGCGGTTGGCAGGAAACAGACTTCGGCCTCGAGGCCCCGGCGCACATCGAGCTCCAGGTGCAGCACCAGATGGAGGTCTCCGGCATCGACCTCGCGTACATCGGCGCACTCGTCGGTGGCAATACCGTCAAACTCCTGCGCCGCGAGCGTGATCGTGCTGTCGGCCGTGCGATCCGCGCCAAGGTCGCAGAGTTCTGGGCGAGCATCGATGCGGGGACGCCACCACCGCCGCTCATGCCGATCGACGCGCAGATCGTTTGCGCGCTCCACGGGTACTCTGACGGCTCGGTCATCAACGCCGATAAGGAGACCGCCGAACTGATGGCTCAGTACGATGCACGACGCGCTGAGGCCAAGGCTGCCGAGACCGCGAGCGAGGTGCTCAAGGCGCAGATTCTCGAACGCGTGGGACCGGCCGCGAAGGTGCTGGCCGATGGCTACACGTTGTCCGCGACTCAGGTCAAGGAGACGCCGCCGACCGTCATCACAGAGGCGATGGTGGGGAAGACGTACGGGGGCAGGAAGGGTTATCGGTTGTTCCGTGTCACTCATAAGGAAGCAGCAGAATGAGCACTCAAGTCGCCACCGCAGGATTCGAGCGCATCGATGTCGCGTTCGCCGATCCGCGCATGCGGACCCAGCTCGCGCAAGCGATGGGCGTCAAGGTCGAGGATCCGACGCTGGATCGGTTCACGCGCGTCGTGCTGCGGGCGGTGCAGGAAAACCCTGCGTTGCTCGCGCCGTCCGTGGATCGGACCAGCATGTTCCTCGCCTGCCAGCGCGCGGCGCAGGACAAGCTCTTGCCAGATGGCCGCGATGGAAGTCTCGTGCTCTACGGCAACAAGGTGCAGTGGATGCCACAAATCCACGGCATCAGAAAGCGCGCCGCCGAGTACGGCTATTCGATCGACGCCCAGGTCGTGCACGAGAACGACGAGTTCGAGCAGATTCAGGGCGACGATCCGAAGATCGTTCATCGCGCGCCGGGGTTGGGCAAGGACCGCGGCCAGATGATCGGTGCCTACGCGATCTTCCGCGAGATCAAGACCGGCACGATCGTCCACCGCGAGGTCATGACCGCAGACCAGATCGAATCCGTGCGCGCGTGCAGCCGCTCGAAGGACAAGGGGCCGTGGCTGTCGTTCCCGTCCGAGATGTGGCGCAAGACGGTCGCCAAGCGCGGGTTCAAGTCGGTGCCGATCTACGCGGAGGAGTTTCAGGAGATTCTCCGGCGCGGGGACGATGACTACGAATTCGTTGGGTCTGCGGTCACGGCGGGGCCGGCGGCGAAACCGACACGGCCGGCTGCCCTCGCTGCTGTCGCTGCGCAGGCGCCGGATGAGATCGAGCCGGAGCCGCCTAGCGACGTCGTGGACGATGATCCGAATTCGTTTTGAACCCCAGAGCGTCCGAAAGGACGGGACGACCGATAGCCGACCCATCGCGGCTGCGGGAGTCCGGAGTAGCGGTGGGTACGTCGGTAATGCCGATTGACTTCGCGGAAAGACGCGGCACCCGTGGTCAGCGAAGAGCCACGCCGGACGATGGTAACCGGCACTCACTCAACCGGAGACCCGCAATGCCCAAGCAAAAATTCACCCGCGCGAAGAAGCCGGGCTGGCCGAAAGGGAAGAAACGTGGCCCGCGTACGGCGAAGGCGGTCGCGCCGCTGTGGAAGCAGTCCGTCCAGGCGGTCGTCAAGGAGGCGGTGGCGCCTGCCGGCCGAACTGTCGACGAACTGCTCGCCGACGCAGATGCCCGTATCGCCAGCCTCACCGCCGCGCGGAATCAGTTGGCTGAGGTGGCGAAAATTCTCGGGCTCTGAATATGACCCTCACCCTCCGCATCCAATCCGGCAGCCCGACCGACCTCTCGATCTGGCTGCGCGAGTTCGCCCAGACCATCGAGCTTCGCGGCAAGCTACTCGTCGAGCGGACGGAACCGATGCAGATTCGCAGCTCCAACGGATTGGTCGGAGTCGTGGTGGTGAAGGCGGAGGATGAGACGTGAGGCAGATTGGGTTGTTCGAATACGTGGACTGGCAGCCGGTGGGAGTCCGGCGAACCCTGAACGCGGTGTCCGAGTCATGCTGCAATACATCAACTCGCCGGCGCTAGAACAACAACTTCTCGCGCTCGCCAACGGCAAGCCAGGCGAACGTTACTGCATCGACGGATGCTGGTTTGAGGTCAATCCTGACGGCGAGACGTGTCGCATCATTGGGTCGCTAGGGTTTCTCTTACACGGCGAACCCGCTCCATCATCTCCGGACGATCCTCCACCGGAATGTTAGGCAGCGCCGAGCGCACTGATCGCAGCAAGGCTGGTCCGAGCTTGTACTGCTTGCGCTCTTGCTCGCTGGCCATGTCCCACGCCTTGATCTTCTGGTTCAACGGAAGACGAGCAAAGCGGATCGCAGGAACATCTTGATGGGCCTCTGTCCGCAGGTTTTTCACCTGACGTGGCGACAATCCATTGAGGTCTGGAACCTCTCCAGCCTTCACCTTCGCCAATTCTTCCTTGAAGCGGTCAGACCGCTCGGCCATCTCCGCGGTACGAGCGCCTTGCGGAAGGGTGTCGAAGTAGCGCTCAGCGACGTAATCCTGGAAGGCCGTGCGCGACACGTTAGCCGGCGCCGGCGTAATCCCAACGAACGGTGCGACCTTGGCGGCCAACCCTTCGCCAGCCTTGGCGTTCTTCGCCGCACCCTGCACTGAGTACGGAAGGAACGACTTCGCCATGTACGTGAGGAATTGCTGCACCTCGCGCGGAATTGGATCTTCCGGATTGAAAATCTGGTTCCCGTAGAAGTCCTTGTTCGACAGCATTTCCGACATCATGGAGAGCGTCGGGTGAAGTTTGTGCTTTAGCGTCTCCACCGGATGCCGCGAGAACTGCCACTCGTCCTTGACGTATGACGGGAAGGACACACGCTCAGGTGAGCCGTCAGGATTGGTTCGCCCGGTCTTGGGGAAGAAATAATCCTTTGGCTCCTCTGGGCCTTTGCCAGTGAGAAGCTGCTGTGTCATCGCGCCCATGATGGCCACGGTCGCGTTCAGCGTGATGAGATACGACAGCCGGTTCGACATGCGCGCCATGCGCTCATTCGTGACTGTTCCTGCCTTGCCCAAAGGACCGAGATATTCCTCCGGTTTTGCGATACCTTTGACGTCGCTGAGTGAGCCGAAAATCAGGCGCAGCGTACCAGCGTTCCAGCCGACCGACTGCACTGACGTATGCAGTGCATCGCGCACCGTCCGATGCCAGAACAGGTTGTCATACGTGAACTGCCCCAACCGATCGTCGACGTCGGCATTCACCTTGGCGGCGATCTGTCGCATCACATCCGGATTCAGCGCATCGACCGTGCCAGCGTAGTCGCTGGCCTCCTCGCCGAGCTTCGGCGCGAGCCGTTCGAGTTCGAACTTTGCCAGCATCACGCGAGCCATCATCTTCTGCGCCGGGACCAACCGATGCGCGATCAGCCGCGTGGTCGACTCGATCAGCGCCGGGAGCGCCTTGCGCGTGGCTGCCGCGGTATCGCCCTGCCGGTACGCGCGGATCGCGGACGTGAAGTCGTTGTTGTACTCGGTCGACGACATGCGCGCTCTGGCGCCACCTTGGTCGAGGAAGTGGAAGATCGCCTGCATTTGCGGATCGCTGGCTTCCTCGCCGAGATACTGCTTGAGCAGCGACGCTCCCTTGCCCTTGCCGGCGATCGCCTGCAACGTGTGCGGGATCGCGAGCGCGGCGTCGGCGAACGACTTCATCGACGAGCCGAGATCACCCTTCGCGAGATAGCGCCAGCCGAGATCTAGGTTCGAGGCCGCCGAGTCGAGCGTGGTCATGCCCGCGTGGAACGCCGAGAGGCCGAGCCGCGCGCTCAGCATCATGTTCTGGAACCAGCGGAACGAACGCCACGCCTGGAACTGCCCGAGGCCCTGCGCGAGATGGTTGTTCAGGTCGCGCGCCACGAGGTCCGGTGCGAGCACGCCGCGGAAGGTCGGATCGTTGACGCGCGAGTAGCCTTGAGGGATCCGCGCGTCGGGGTCGTCCTTGCGGAGCCAGCCGCGCTGCTCGAGCTCGTTGCGCCAGCGAAGTGAGGCGATCAGCTTCTCGCCGGACTGGTAGCGCGCCATGAAGGCGTCCATCGGGTTCAGCGACGCCGGTTCGAGCCCGGCTTTGATGCCTTCCTCGTAGTCCTCGTAGAACCTTTGCCTGGTGAACGCCTTGTCGCCAGCGAGGGGGCGCTTGCCGGCGATAGTCTCGAACACGGAGGCCACGCGCTCGACGGGATCCTTCCACAGCTGGTGCCAGTAGTTCTCGCGCAGGTTCGGCAGATACTTGCCGGCCGGATCCTGCTTGCGGAGATCGTCGTACTGACGGTCGAGCAAACGGTCGCCGAGATCGATCGCCTGACGAGATACTGGATCGGTGACGGCCTCCTTGCCGCCGCGCTGGAACGCGATGATGTCCTTGTAGGCCGCGAGCGCCAAACCCTGCCCTTCGAGCCCCTGCTTGCGGAGCTCGCCGACGCGCTTGTCCAGGTGGGTGCGGAAGTCGTCGACCGCAGAGTCCGCCTTCGCGACGTTGCGCGCTTGCTCCGCCATCGTGGCCCGGCCGATACCGCGGCCAATCTCGCGCTGGCGCTCGGCGGTCACGGCATCGATCGCGGCAGCGGCCTGGCGCACGTCGGCGACGCTGTACAGCGGGCCAACGCGATCCACGCCAGCCATGCTGAGCTTGCTGCCATCGGCGCGCTTCACATGCCGCGCCGCTCGAGCGACCAGCGCACGAGCCTCAGCCTGCGTGAACTGGATATCCAGCCCCAGCGTCTCGCGCGCGAACCGACGCATCGCGGCGACCACGCGATCGAGCACTGAGGCGTCGACACCGCGCTCGGCCATGACCGCGAGCGCCTCGCGCGCGAACAGCGCATCGTTGGCGCCGCGATAGCGCTCACTGGCTGAGGCTACGGCGTCGCGGATGGCGGGTGCGAGTCGTTCCGGGTGCGTGCGCCAGTCGGCGAGCTGGGTCTCGATCGCGGCCCAGGTCTTCTCGCCCGTGATCGCCTCGACCCCGAAGTGGCCGACTTGCTCGTGCGCGATGATGGACTGTGCGTGGCGCGCGTCGCGAATGTTGTCGCTGACGAGATAGACCTTGCCGTTGTCGAGGTCGGCGTAGCCAGCGGCGTCAGCGCGGTGCGGCGTGCCGTCAGGTAGCGCGGGAAGATCAGCGGCGGACTTGACGACGACGGTCTCGAGCGCGCCTGGGCGGGCGGCAGCGTATTTCTCGATCGCTGCGTGGTGCTCTGGGGGGCGCTCGGCCTTTGGCTGTTCGCCGGCGTGGTACAGCGGCTCGCCCTTGGCCTTCGCGAACGCAGCCTGCATCGCTGTCGGCGGCGGCTCCTCGACACCGGCTGCCTTGCCCTTCGCGATCTCGGTAGCAACGCGCTCGTCCTGCGCGGCTGACTCCAGCGCAGCGAACTGCTCCGGCGTCTTCGCGCGGTCGGCCTTCTCCTGCGCCGCGAGCTCGGCCTGCCGCTTCTCGAATGCAGCGTCGGTCTCGCCCTTCTTGCGGACGGCCGCGACTTGCTTCTCGAAAACTTTGTTGGCGAGGCCGGTGATCTCGGGGTCGGCTGGCTTGGCCGGCGCCGGCGCGGTTACGCGTGCTTCTGGGGCTGCGGCTTGGACTGGACGGGACTCTGCTCGTCGTTCACCACTTCCAGCTTCGACCCCGGCGGCAGCGTTGCCGCCCAATCCCCGAACGTCATCCCCTGCATGTCCCGAACGGGGGTTGACCCCGAGCTTGGCGGCTTTGTTGGCCTTGGCTGCGGCGTTGGCTTCGGGGACGTCTTTGCCGATTCCATAGCTCAGTCCTAGGTTGGTGACTTGCTCCACGCGCCCATCGGGCAGCGTGACCTTGATCTTGAGGCTCCCAATTGCAGTTTGGAGCGCCTTTCCGGCCTTTTCAAGCTCAACCGGATCAGCGGCATTCGTAGCGTGAACGATCTCGTCGCCACCGATCCCGTAGACCTTGCCGGGCAGATGCTCAGCGGCCACCGACATGATGCGGTGGAGCACCTGATCGCCGCCCTCCTGCCCGAGTCGGTCGTTGACGTTCTTGAAGCGGTCCAAGTCCATGAACAGCATCGGCCCAGAGACATTGCCGCTCTCGACGTCCTTCTTCAGGCCGCGCAGGTTCCGCATACCATCGATCGGCTCGCCCATCACTTGATGGGTCGTGAGCGCGTTCTCGATGGCCGCTGCGTGGGCCTCCGGCGTGATCGGCTCTACCGGCCGCGCCCCGACCTCCGGCTGCGCTCCGGCCCGCTCACCGGCGCCTGCCCCGGCTTGCGCTGGCTGTTGTAGATCTTGGCGACCGACGTCTTGGCCTGCTTCGCTGGGACGCCCTTGGACTCCAGCTTGTCGCGGATTTTCTCGTACTTGATCGATGGCATTCGTGGTCTCCTTCGTGATGGACGGAGATGCCGGCGGCTCATTCGCCGGCACCCCCTCGCCTGTGGTCAGCCCTTCAGCCCCACGTACGGGCGCTGGCTCCGTTTGGGCGGCGCCCTGCGTCCATTCGCCGGTGCCTTGGACTTTTTCGCCTTCACGGATCACCTCCTTCGGTTGTGCGGCGCCCGGCTCGCTGGCTGGCGTGACCTTGGCCGCGTTGGGATTACGCAACACCCACTGATCCTTGCCGACGCTGACGACATCGTAGCCGGGGTTCTTCGCTGCGGCCTTGTTCGCGGCTTCGACGTTCCTGAACGGGTTTCCGTTCTTGTTCAGGATGTCGTTCTGGCTGGCGAGTAGTTCGTCGGCGTCGCGGCGGAGCGCTTCGTAGGAGTTCGGACCGCCAGGCTCAGCCTTCGCGTGGAGCGCTTCCTGCGTGACCGCCGCGACGTTCGCCGCCTCGGACATGGAGCCTGGAGTCGCCTCGGGATGTGGAACATTAGCCGGAGGTTTCACAGGCGCGGCGCGTCCGTGGAACAGTGAACCGAACCCGCCGGCGAGCCCGCCGAACGCCGCGCCGGCCGCTGCTGCGCCGCCAGATCCTTCACCGATGTCGCGCGTCTCGCCGGTCGCCCTGTTGGCCGCCGCGATCTCAGCTGCGTTCTGGCCGACGCCGACGCCAGCGTTCAGCGCCGCATCGGTCATGCCGCCGGCCAGCGCGCGCGGAAGGAGGCCCTCGCCGACGACCTTCGCCAGCGCCGATTGGACAGGGCGAGCGAATGGTAGGCCGAGAACCATACCGCCGACGCCGCCAGCGATCGACCCTGGAACGAACGACCCCTCACCCGCTGCCTTGGCCACGGTCTCGCGAGCGGCGCCTGGAGAGGCTCCTGCTGCGATCTCGGCGGTATAGGCCGGAACCTTCTGGAGCTCGTCGAACGGCATCGAGCGGATTCGCTCGCCCTCGTGCTCGAGCGCGGCACCGCCGCCGGTTGCGGCCCCGACCGCGCCCATCGTCGCCAGCTGGGTCGGGACAGACGCGCCGCGCGTTAGGACTGCGGCGCCAATGAACGGGGCCGCGCCGCCAAGAATCTGAGCCGCCTGACCCGCCGCACCCCGCAACGACGGATCGCCGCGGAAGTGGAGCGACTCGCCCTTGAGGATGTTGCCCTCAACGCCGGTATCGGCAGTGGCCTGAGAGAACTCCGGGCTGACCGACTCGGCGAGTCCGGCACCCTTGGCCTGGAGCCAGTCTGCCGGCGTGTTCAGGAAGTTGCCGGCGCGCAGGCCCACCGCGGCGGCGATCGGTGCGGCGACCATCTTGGACGCTTCGCCGAAACCGCGCAGCGCCGAGCCGGTCCCGCTGACGAGCGCTGATCCGGCAGTCTTGGCTACGTCAGCGAGGTCGTCGGTCACGCCGCGTGGCTGGTCTGAGATGACGGGACCACTGTACGGCTCCAGCTTAGGCCGCGCGAACGTCGCGGTGTCCGGCACCACTTCACCGTCGTATGGCTTAAATTCCATTGCTCAGCCGCCGACTACCTGCTTGCCGTTCTTGTCCTTGTAGACCGGCTTGCCGTCCGGCGTCGATCCCACGCGCGTATAGCCCTCTGGCACGCTCTTGCTGGCCGCAGCCTCTGCCAGACCGCTGAGCTGCCGCGCGAGCGCGTGTTCCTCCTCACTGGGTGCCTGCAACGGATCGTACTGGCCGAGCTTAAGTTTCTCCTGATAGATCTTCAGGAAGTTATTCTGCGACTCGGTGTTCTTGGTCGACTTGAGCGGCTGGCCCTTCTCGTCCTTGATGAGCGAGGTGGCCCCGCCGCGGAGGAAATACTGGTTGCCCTCGGAGTCGGCGACGACCTGACCGCGGTTGCGCGCCTCTTGCTCCGCGAGCGAGGTCCGCTCGGCACGGTTGAGCGCGCCCTCGCTGACGTCCACGCCGAGCCTCTCGCCCAGTCGGCTGGTATCGCCCGCCTGTCGCAGCTGCTCGCCGGTGAGCCCGAGGCGTCCGGCGAAATCCTGGGATCCCTGGTTGATATGTTCGTGCAGGAATTGTGCTGCTAGGGTCTTGCCCGTGCGCGTAGTGTCCTTGCGGAGTTCGGCGTAGATCGAACCGGCAGCGCTGCGCGGGTCCTGAATCTCTGACAGCCTCGAATCGCGCAGACGTGCGGCATTGGCGACATCGGCATTCGGGTCGTAGGTGGGACGCTGGAATGACGCCGCGCGCTCAGCCGGTACCCGATTTGCCGCCGCGGTGTATTCCGGACTACCCAGCGGAATGCCTGCCGCGCCGGACGCCGCAGCATCGGACGGCACATAGCTCACCGCGCCATTGTTCTGAAGGGCAGCAATGTCTGACCCGCTCATGGTTTGCGGAATGCCGCCACGCGCGAAGTCGGAGAATACGCGTACGCCGTTGATGGTCTGGCCATAGCCCAAGTCTCGGCCTGACACCGATGTCGCGTTCGCCGACGGAATGGCTGGAGCCGGAGCGCCGTAACCACCGCGCAGGTTGATCGGCGGGCCCGCAAACTGGTCCGGCGCAACCGCTGGCTTTACCGGGCTTACAGGCGCTGGAGCGGCCGGCATTACGCCACCACCGCCTCCGCCGGACACGGCGCCTACAGCGGCGGGCGCAGCTCCGTTACCTCCTCCGCCGGACACTCCGAAAAGACCCCTAGCGACATCCGCCGCAGTACGTGCCACCATTTTCCCTGGAGCGCTGGCCAAATCGTTCACGGCTCCGATGGACCGCCCCAGCAATGGGACGCTGGCTCGCACATCTGCGCCTAAGCGATAGGCCGGTGATCCAGTCGGCGATGCTCCCGCCGTTACCGGACCCGGTGCGTCGATAATCGTAGCTGGGCGCGCAAGCGATGCTGCTCGAGCTTCAGGCGATGACAAGCCACCAGGAGGGGCAGTCCGCTGGAATTGCGGCATCGGGATGGCAGCGTCGGCGCCAATGGCGGTCGCTGGAATCCCCGATGCAACGCCACCGCGATAGTCGGGGCGAGAGAATTCGGCAAGCCGCCCGGCTGAACGGCGCCTGCGATCCTCATCGGTCATCGTCGCCATTAGGACAACTCCCCTGTTAGCGTGTACTGAGTCTCGCAGCTCTGCTGGTCGCTTCGCGTCGATCCAACACTAGCAGATGCATGCATGGCGGACAACGCAGCCGCGGCGAGGTTTGAGCTTACCTGCGCCAGCGTCTCCTTGTCGCGCAAGAGCAGGTTGGCAATCTGGATCGCTTGCTGCACATTGATTTCAGCGGACTTGAGCGCCCCGTCTACCTTCGCGCGCTCTTTTTCGACCAAGAGCTGGAATTGACGGTTGTCCGTCTCGGCGCTGGCCTGGGCAATTTGGCCGTCAGCCACATAAAGCTGGGTTAGCCCCTGGAAGATCTGGACTTGTGCATTGACCCGATCACGCTCGGCTTGGATGTCGGCAATCAAGCGTTGGACTTTGCCGAGCCAGATGCGCAGCGCCTGGTCTTGCTCATCGATGAGGAGACGTTTTTGAGCGATCAACGAAGCGTTGGTTTCAGACCACGCGGCGACTCGCCCACGGAAGGCGTTGACGGCGGATTCGTAGATACGTGCCTTGATCTCCTCGATGGTCGCCTTGGCCTTGAACCCTTCCCACTCGGCGACGTAAGCGCGAACGCGCTCGCCGTATGCCTCCACCTTGTACTTGTACCCTTGGAGGATCGTGGCGTTCGCCTCGGCCTCAATCTTCCTCGCATTCACCCGTTCGCCGTAATACTCGATCAGCGCCTTCACGGCTTCGGTCTGAGCCTTGTAGCGTTCCACGAGGTCTTTGTTGATCTCACCGATCAGCCGCTGCGCGTCAATCTGCGCTTTCAACACCTCGACCTTGGCGAGTTCACCACGGATACGGATTTCGTATACCTGTGCCTGCACTGCGAAAGCGCGATTCTGCGCATCGAACAGCGCGACACGCGCCTCGAAGATCCGGACGGAGACATCAAACGTGACCTTGGCCGCATCAAGCAACCGCTGTTGCCTGGAATTGAACAGCTGAATCAGCTGGCCTTCGAGACTGATCCCTTGCGTCACCGCGAACTTGACGTTCTCGATCGCGATCTTGCGCACTTCGATCAGGTTCTCGCGCAGGAGACTCGAACGCTTGTTCTGCCCGTCCTGCCGAATCGTGGCAAGGCGCTTGGCTAGGATGCCGCTTGGCTCGCTGAACCCGCGCGCGGCGTATTCCTCGGTGGTCTCGTCGAGTGCTCGGTTGATGCCCTCTTCCTCGCGCGCGGCGGCGCGGTCGTACAAGGCTTGCTCAATCGCTGCTGGCAACCCCGTCGTCCCGCCGATCATCTCCGTAATCTTTGACTGGAGCGTGGTCAGCATCGTCGTGGTGTATTCACCCTCCTGATAGTTGAACGTCTGCCCAGGCGCAGTGAAATCCACGGTCGGTGCTACGGCCGTGAACGTCGGCAACGTGATCGTTGGGAAATCCGGCAGGGTGATCGGCAGGAAGATCGGTGATTCCGGCAGAACGACGTCCGGCTCATCTGGCATGATCGGCACACTGATGATCGGCGGATCGCCGGGGTCCGTGGCGGTCAGATTCCCAGGCTGACCGCTGATGTTGACCGATGGCACCGGAGGCAGGTTATCCGGAGGCGCTGGCCCGAAGTTCACTTGCCCAACCGGATTGAACGCCAAATCTCCTGGGTCGTTCAGATTTCCACTGTCGTAGTGGATTTTCGGCTCGTCAGGGCGATTCGGCGTATTGAATCCGCCCAAATCAGGATTGATGTCAAACGATGCGTTGAAGTTGAACGGCTGGATCGTGAAAGCCGATAGATCGGTGATCGCGGCCTGCGCCATTGCGAACATCGACGAGCCATACGTCTGGAATGTGCCCCATGCGTTGGCTGCCAGGATGACGGCCGGATCGCCGATCAGATTAGGACAACTCGGTGCGGTAGCCACGGGATTCTCCTCAGAGCCTGCGCTCAAGAACCATTGGGTACAACTCTACGACATCGAGCTCGAAATCGGCCCCATCCTTGTTGCTAATCTCGAAGGCCCAGTACACCGACTTCAATCCTCTGCCCACCTTGATCCGGCCGCTGCGCATGGCTGGCGCGTCTTGATCGACTTGCTCGTACCACCATTCGATTTTTTGGCCAGCTTCGTTGACGCTAACGACCTTGAGTACCATCTGGCCATCGGATCGGTAGCCGAGATAGGCCGAGGTGATGCGCTTTTGCAACCCAGTCCCAAGATTTGTCATTCCGGTTCGCAGGCTGCTCGATATCGCTGTGCCAGCGTCGTCATCGCCCTCAAGAAGGTAGATTCCGGTCTCTGCGCAGCCGTAATATTTGCCCTCGAATTCGGCGAACGAGTTGAAGTTGAAGTTGCTATACTGGTACGCGGCAGCGGTCTGCGTGTTAAGAACCCAAGCGTCGTAGACATCACCCTCAGTTTCCAGCGTAAGCGCAACGTTGATGCCCTCTGACAGTGCCACCGTGAGCGCCTGGAACACGCCAGCCACATCGTTGACGTTGACCGTTTCGAGATTCAGGACTGTCATTGTCCCTAGGTCGCCAACAACGTCTGCCAGAGCCGCTGCTGCCGCAACCGCCTGAACCGCCAGAAGCACATGAGTCGGGGTGCCGGTGACGGCCGCAGAATCGCTGGTCAGGACAAAATACCCGGCCTCGATGCTGTCGCCGGTGATCGCCGTTGCTGCAACGCTTTGCAGATAGTTGCCGGTCATCGCCAGTGCGTCAGCCAGCGCGGCAGAATCGGCGACCTCCTGAAGCGCCGTTACGATGGACGAGAGCGATGCGGACCAGTCAGCCGTCGCGCTCGTCGACACCGTGATCTCTATGGCCACGCTTTCTCCGGCAGCTGCTGTGTCGGTCAATGGATAAGATTGCGTTGCGGTATGAACCAGCGCTGCGGTCAGTGCAATGGCATCTGTCAGCAATGCCGCCATGATGGTCGATACGGAAGCCACAACGGCAACCGACTCAGAAACCGGAACGGAAATCTCAGCTGCAAGCCCGTCTGATGTGCCGGCGGCCGTACTGCTGAGCAACGCAGCCCAATCGATCAACATGCCTGTGGTGCTGGCCGCGCTGGACGATAGCTGCGTGGCGAGCACGATAGTCATGCTGTCGGAGCCATCCGCAGCGTCGTTCAGATCTTCGTCGTACGAAGGCATTTGTCACCACCTCGACTGCGGGCATTGGCTCTTGGCTAGCCACGTCTTAACCGACATCTTACATCCGCATCCACCTTGCTTGCGGTCGCACATCCCGGCATCCGTAAGCAAAGGACAGGCTTGGCAGATGCTTAGCCTTCGGTCCCGTTCCGCCGCAGGAACCATGATTGCCGATGGGCGCGAGCGTGCCTTAGCGATGCTGGCAGCATGACGGAGCCTGTGCAGGCGCCGGTTGAGGCCCTTCCACTGCCATTCTGTCCAGCGCAAAAGAAGCGTGCTCAGCACGGGTCAGATTCCAGTCGGTCGATACAGATCGTACAATGGCCAGATCGGGTAGAACGAGAGGTCGGTGTCGCCGGCCCCTAGCGCTGGATCATCCCATCCAACCAGAACGCCAGGCTCTTGGCCATTGGACAAAACGTTTTTGTACGCCTGCTCGGTTTCCGAGAAGCCCCACGGGATGCTCACGAAGTGAGCCTTGTTGTAGAACATCGAGGTTGCGCCAGCGTAGTTGACAATCTGCACTTGCGGATGGACCCGCAACATCCATGTGATTGGACCAGCGCCTGGCTTTGGTAGTCCAATGCCGTTGTTGCTCCAAAAATCACCGACCGCAGTCTCGGTTGGGTTGGAGACCGGCGAGGGCACGAAAAAGTCGTACAGATCCAGGTCTGGTGTCTGGTGTGATTCGTCATACGCATCGCCAGGATCGCAATACGTTGTCGGCTCTGATCCATCCGAGAATCGAATCGTGGTCAACCAATTCTCAGGATACGTGTGGCTCGATCCGCTGATCGGTGTGGTATCAGAATCCGTCACCGTGTCCACGGCTGACTCATACGAGATATCGCCTACGAGCAAAACGTATTTGCGGTCAGCCGATTGGCTTATGGACGAAGATCCAGTTGATGTTGTCTGAAACCCATCGGTATCGAAATCGTCGCCAGACCCGGATGTTTCAACCGACAGACCATCTGTTCTAGTATGGACCTCCTCAATGTAGGCGTAGACCCGGTTTCTCGGATCGATATGTATGGTCGGTCTTCGCGTGGTCGTCACGGTCGATGATCGTTCTTGCGTCGAGTCATAATCGTACGCGGTCTCGAAATCATCACCAGGGCGTAACGTGCAGGTCGGTGCGAATGCCGTACCCACAACGCTGGGCAGAGCATTGTTATCCAGCGTGAATGTGGTCGTGATGGTTTCACTGCCGGTTTCGGTGCGTTGATACAGCAAGATCTCGTCGGTGCACGCTCCGCTGAAGGATAGATAATGCCGTTCGAGTTTGGTCGTGTCGATCTGAGTACCAAGATTGTTTGCGACGTTTAGATGGTAGTTAACCTCCACCATTGGAAAATTGTCGCCGCCATCTATTGTGGCTTGGCAGGTGGCCGGCAGGTCGCACAATGACGATTGATCGCCGCTTTGCGTGAATGTTGGAATGCCGTCGGTTATCGTGGTCACGATGTCCGCAGATGCTTCGATCCGCAGATGGGCCTTTATCAGCACGTCTTCCTTGTAATCGTAACCGACTAGGTAGGTCTCCTGCGCCGCGTAATAATCGTGCCCGTTTCCGTGTGATATCACGTTTCCTAATGGAATGCCGAAGGCGCACACGCAACCATCACGACAATCCTCACCGCCTTGGATGCTGTGGAATATAGTTACCGGCATGCATTCCTGCTGGGCTATCGGCAGGTAGTCGACGTATTCCGTGTCCGTAGGAGCCACATCCAGATCAACCTCCTCGAACACTACCGCATCGACGGTACTGAGATGCGCTCTAACGCCGTAGGGCTGATTTCCGCGCGCCGCTTGGCCATCGATGACGCAAAAATGCGCCTCCGTACATGAGGCATTGAACGCCGCGTGATGGATCGGATTACCGGCCTCGCTATCGTAGGTGCCTAAGTCAATGCGATTGCGCGCTACGTATTTGCGTTTCCCGCCAGCTATTTCGGCGGCCGTCGGCGGCCCTAACTCCCAGCGGAACATATGCACTTGACTTGAGCCGTACCAATCGCAGGCCAGTACGAAAAGGTAGGACTCACTGGAGCTGATCCTACGAACGGCGGCGCCCATTACCAGAAAGCCGGAACCACTTGCAGGCGTTCCACCGTCACTCGGTGGATATGATGTGTCATCCAGAACGGCTATGCCGCGGAACCAAACGGCCGCAGTGTTGTATCCGCTCGCAATGTTGTAATTGTCGCCGTCGATGGTGACGATTAAGCTGTCCCCACCCCAGCCTTTGTTGCCGAAGTAGCGGGTCGACGCTACCCCATACCAAGTGCAACCAAGGTGCTCGCGTTGCTTGCCGACCCAGTCTTTGTTCCCGCCCTGAAGATACGGGTATTCCAGCTTCCTGCGGCCACAACCAGGGTCAACCGTCTTGTATTCGCCAAGCGTAAAGCCTTCTGGCGGTGAAAGATTGAGCGTTGCGGCTGACCAAAAGTATGGCTTGTAACTGGGGCCTTGCGTCGTTGTACCGGAACCTTTGATTCGCAGCAATACTTCAACCCGCCTTAGCGGATCATCCGGGTGGTAATCAGGCCAGTCCGCTTGGAATAAACCAAGGCTGGTGCTGTTCTCCATTGGCACGCACACGAACCCCTCGAGAGCTTGCGGCGCGCACTCCTCGGCCGCTTGCAGCGCAGTCACGTCGATTTGGATGATCGGTATGCCACCGGCCACCCGTACAGTGTACGTAACCCCGTACGATGTCTCTATCGTGCGACTGCCAAAGCCGAGTCGGCCCAGGCGCATGCGCTGCACCAATTCGCCCAAGTAACCGCGCGCTTCCGGAATGAACCGTTCCGCCAGCGCGCGGTCGCCAACAAAACGTTTGGCGACCCAGCCGGTGTAGCGCATGCTTCACCGATCAACTGCTCGTCAGTGAGACCGTATAGGCGATGGAGAGCACGTCGGTCGCCACCAAGGTCCGGACCGCTGAGAACTTCGCCGCGCAGAACAGCGTTCCGGTCGTGCCGGATTTGGTACTTACCGACTGGATCGCGGCACCCCAAACGGAGCCGCCGCCGGTGTCAATCGTGAACGCTGCCTTGGACGCGGAATTCGTCGTCGACTGCGAGCTCGCCGCGGCCTCGACGTAGGTTTGCCGAACCGTCTCGGTGTAGGTCGTGAACTCGGTCGCGTTTGCGACGTAATTCGCTGCCGTCCAGGTCGCGGCCGGCGAGACATTGCCACTGGAGAGCGACACGTACCACGTCGTGATCTGCGTCGATGCGTGGAGCATGATGTCGAGCATCGCGTTCAGGCCCTCGTTCACGACGAGGTTTGGATCCTCGCGAACGTCGCGGCCGTTGACGTCGGTCACGAACAAACCCGAGGCGACGAGCTTGGATGCCGGAAACACGATCCCGCTCGCACTGCGCTCCCAATGGTGGTTGCGGAGTGCTCGACGGAGCTCGGAAAACAGTCGGTAGCCTTTCATGTTTCTCTCCTCACCACTTGTTGATAGGGCAATGCAGTACGCGCACACGCGTTCGCAGATTGATCGAACAACCGCACTTCAGACACACGTTCACCGCGCCGCGCCGCAGGAACTCACAGCTCTCGCAGATCGCCAGCCGTCGCTCGCGCTCGGTCACGGGATTTCCACTCCGTTGCGGTAGATCGTCGCCACGGCCGAATCGCTGGCCTTTAGACTGGCCTGCGTGCCAGCGTTGTTGAGCGTGGCGATCAGCTGCTTGATGCCGCGGTTCTCGCGGTAGAGCGCCGCGCCGCGCTCGTACTCCGGCAACGCCACGCGGTTCTCGGTGAGCGGCTGGATCGAGCCGCGCATCCCGACAACGAACGATCCGTTGGTGGCGACCCACACCGGGTACTCCTCAGCGGTCGCTTTCAGGAACGCCGGCAGGGACGAACCGCGCACGTAGCGCAGCGTCCCGGCGACGGCGCCATGCGGGTAGGCGACCACGCGCTGCCATGTCTTGGGCGAGGCTCCGGAGAGGTAGTAGGTCTGGTGGCCGGCAGCGACGTAGAGACCGGCATCGGCGCCTATTCCGATCGGCGCGAGCATCGTGCCGCGGTCATGGAAGCGCAGGTAGTTCTCGAACGGCGTGGTCAGCCCAGGCAGCAGCGGGTGCGACCAGTACAACACCCGGTCTACCATCACCAGCGACATGCCGTTGAACCACGCGACGCATTGGCCGGCCGGCATCGGCTCCATGAACTGCGTGCCGAGAGGCGCGGTGACATCGGTACGGCCGATGATGTAGCTGGTCACGCCGACCGGCAGATCATGCGCCCAGAACAACACGTCACCGTTGGCCTTCGAGCGGTAGATGCGAACCGTGTCCACGGCGGCGTCGACCGGCTGCGGGATGTACGTAAGCTGGATGCCTTTGCCATCCGTGATGTCGACCAGCGCTGCTAGGGTCGATCCGCCTTCCTCCCCGGCCCGCAGGTACGTGATTGCGACCTGATAGGTGCCGCCGTCAAGGCCGCCGCTCGCGTACGCTGCAAGGGCGGGCACACCGCTTGGCGACTCGACGCCCCAGGTGGAGACCGCGCCGGTGTAGCTCACGCGGCCGGTCAGCTGGCTGTTACTCCAGTAGATCATGCGGTCGGAGGCGGTGTAGGTCAGCGGCAGACCGGCGTTGAGCCCGGACTTGAGCGTAGTCGGCGCCATCTCGCCCGTGACCGACTTCAGCGCCCCGTTGTCGACGTAGAGCATGAATGGACAGTCGGGCGCGCGGTACAGCGAGTGCGAGCGCGTGGTCGTCAGCGACTTCGTATACCCGTCGCGACGCCGCAGCTTGCCCGTGTCCGGATACAGGTCGCAGTCTACGATCAAGCGCGCGGACCCGGCCTTGAGAGCGAACTCCGGCGTGATGTTGTCGACGCCGAGCGGCCAACCCTTGAGTGCGACCAGCGACTTGTCCTGGACGCCGGCCATCAGATGAACCTCGGGATCGAGCCGCGGATCGCCGCGGTGGCCCATAGCTTGATCTCGTGCGCGGACGGACGCTCGCCGAAATACGCGGTGAACTTCGCATCAGCCACCGCGGCGCGCGCAGGGTCGTGCGTTTCGGCGTCCTTGACGTTGTAGGCCAAGTGCTCGGCCCAATCGACTAGGTGCCGGTGACCGCCGTTGTCGACGATGACCGGCTCGCCGTCAGGATTCGACTCGCGCAGGAGTTCGTTGTCGAGCGGCGCGCGCCACGCCGCGATGACCAGCGTGCCATCTTCGTCCGGCAGTGGGCTGAACGCGACGTTGCCGTCCTGGTAGTCCATCACGAGGTACTTCGGCGTCCCCGTGTTGGTGTCGACATCCCAGCTCTCGCGGATGCGCAGCAGACGCTTGGTGGCGATGCGTTCGAGCGTGCTGTTCTGGCCGTCGATCTTCGCCGTGCGGACGATCAAGGTCTTCGGGTGCAGCTTGACCAGCCGATCGCCAGCCTCGTACTCGAGCCGGCACATCGGGTCGTACTGCGACTCCATCAGCAGCCGCGAGCGGAGGCATGCCTCGGTCACGGCCTCGTTCAAGTAGCCGGTGACGGTCTCATCCGACCACAGCGGCGGGTCGGCCCCATCGTCCGTGTTGATCCTGAACAGAGCGATGAGGTCGTCCAGCGTCATGCGGGATCAGAACTCGTTCGGCGGCGCGCTCGACGCGCCGGCGTCCGTGGGCGCGTCGGCCTGAGCGGTGACGACGACGGGCGGTTTCTCGGCAGCCTTCTTCGGCGCAGTGGTCGCGACAGCCTTCTTCTGCGCCGGACCTTGGTAGACGCGGTAGCCCTCGACGATCGAAAGCAGTCTACCGATGTGCGCCGGATCCTCAACCTCAGCGACGTGCGCGCTGGTCGGATCGGCCGGATCGACCGGCGTGAAGTAGTACGTGCCCTTCGGCCACTGGTCGTTCGCGTCGAACGTGATGGGGGCCTTGGGTCGCTTGTTGAGGGATTCGATCAACATGTTGATCTCCAGTCGGTTGAAGAAAAGCCCCGGCACACTAGGCACCGGGGCTCTATTTCTAGCACGCCAACCGATGCGGATCAGGTGATATCGGCGTCGTCGTCGGTGTACGGCCGGAAAAAAGCGTCGAGGTAGATGACGCCAGTCTTCGGATTCGTGGCCGATGCGTTCACCGCCTTGATGTAGATCGGCACGTTGGCTTCCTTGGCCCCAAGTTCAGCCGTGCCGGCGACAATCAGAAAGTCCTCGCCGGTCATCACGACCGCCGTCTCGGACGCTTGGTTGCCCTTGAGCGCATCGGGGTCGGTCGCCGAACCGATCGCAAAGTCGCCAGTCGGGGTCCCGTTGCTGTCGAGCTGAGGGACTTCAGCGTGGCCCAGGTGCGGCACCAGTTTCATGCCGGCCGGCACCACACCGATTTCGAGCAGGTCGTTGGCCACGATCGTGGCCGTCGTCGGCGCGTAATTCGCGTCCGAGAGGTCAAACTTGAATCGCCGGAACGTGATCTCGCCAGCCGACATCGGGCTCGGGAGCTTGTGGCTGTTGGCCGGGTTTGCGTAGGTCGTCATGTCATTCGCTCCTTTAGGCGTTCGGGTCGACTGCGGCCGTGTCGAGCGAAACGACACCGAAGTCGGCGCTGTTGAACTGCACCTTTTTGTCGCCGCGGATGCACGACAGGCCGATGATGAGGCGGTTCTCCAGGTCGACCAGCTTCTCGACCCACTTCATGCGCAGGCCGTTGCCCGGCGAGCCGAATGCCGTGACGAGCGCCTGCCGCCCGAGAAACAGCGCGCGCGCGGCCTTGACGTTGCTGCCGGAGCCGTAGTCGCTGAACCGGATCACGCGCGGGTGGGCCTGCAAGACCGTGTTGCCGATCATGCCAAGACCGCCCTTGAAGATCGGGTTCTTCTGGCCTTCTGCCGCCGCCGCCGCCTTCTGGATTTCCATCCAGCCGGAGGTGCCGGCGTCGAGGCGGAGGTCGTACTCCTGGAACGTGTGCATGACGACCACGTAGCGCTCCTCGCCATCCCAGATCAGCGGGCGAATCTGCGGCGTGCCGCTGCCATCGCCGCCAAGTGTTGCGGCCTTGGTATTGGCCTTCTCGATGACCTGACGGGTCATCTTGCCGGAGCTCGTCAGCGTCGCCTTGGTCGTGCCGTCGCCGTAGATGATGTGGCCAGAGTCCGGCGCATTCAGTGCGTTGTTCGCGTAGCCGGTGAACCCGAGCGGGCAGATGAAGCCGGTGTTGATGCCGCGGGCGCCGGAGCCGTAGATGAAGTGGTACTCGTCATCCAGGCGCATCCAGTAGTCGGCGGCGAGTTCCTTCGCGCGCATACGCAGATCGTGCAGCGTGCGCTTGCGGGTCATCGCGCCGCCGGTGTCGACCGAGTAGCGGACCTGATCGATGCTGATCGAGTCGGACTTGGTGTTGAGCGCCTCCTCGTTGCCCTCGCGCACGATGTCGCCGTAGGTCGGCTCACCGTTGAGCTGGAGGAAGAGATCGAAGTGGATCGTGTCGCCAGCGTCGTTTTCCAGTTCGGTGAGAACCTGGATCGGGGCCATGGCCTGTTTGCCCTTGGCCATCATGCGGGACGACCACCAGCCAGCGCGGGCGGTGTCGTAGAACAGCGCGGCGGACCAGCGCTTTACTGCTTTCGCGTCGTTGAGGCCGACGATCGTCGTTGCCATGAATGCGATCTCCGTGGAAACATGGGATCGGCACTCATGCGCCTGGGTGGGCAGCGCTTATGCGCTGGTGAAGCGGCCTTGCCCGCGGTCACGCGGTCTTACGCGAAGACAGGGCGCCTGAAGAACCCCGCAGCCGGTTCCGGCTGTTTGACCTCTGGCGCCTTCATCATCGTCTCGCTGGGTGCGGAGTCTTGATCGATCTTCCGCACCCGTTGCGCGGATTTAACTCTGAGACGGGTTCGTTGTCCAGTCTTTTTCTCGACTGTGATCGTGGTGTGGTCGCCGATGCGAATCGACTCGTCCGGCGAAAGTTCGATGTAGAGGGCCACAAATGCCGGTCTCAGCCGCCTCACTCTTCCATATCGCGGATGGTGGAATTTCCGCCCGGCGCGCGCTGGAGGTACTGGTTGATCTTCTGCTGTCCGGCATCGGTGCGCCCGAGACGGCCCATAAGGTCTTCGAGATCGGAGATGGGCATCTTATCCCACTCGTCAAACTCGGCGACGCCGGATTCGTTGCCGGCGGACGGAAGGCTGGCGACTGTCACGGGCGGGGTGTCCTTGTTCTGCTGTACTTCGCGGGCGGCGATGGCCGCTTTCTCTTTCGCGATGTCTTCGGCGGACTTGACCGGCGCTGCCGCGGCCGGCTTCGTGCGCCCGAGATCGGTATCGACCTTGGTCTTGGCCGCCGCCAGGATCTCGGCGAACCCCATCGCGCCATTCTCCTGCGCGGTCTGAAGCAACGCGGCCTCGAACGCCGCGCGCACGGTCTTGTTCGAGACGTAGAACTTGTTCTCTTCGGCCGCGAAGAATCGTTGCTGTTCGGAGAGCCACTGGCGATCCAGTTCGGCCGCGCTCTCGGACGCGCGCGCTTCCCGCGCAGCCTTGTCCGATTCGAAGCGCGACTGCTCGATCGTGATCTTGCGGCTCTCGTCGTTGTACGCCTTGGTCGCCTCGCGAGCGGCCTTCGAGTATTCGCTCTGCGTGATCTCGCCCTCCTCGTACTTGGCGTCCAGCTCGTTGATCTTCGTGTCGTACGCGGTCTGCGCGGTCGCTGCCTCCGTGTTGAAGTCGCGCGGCTTGGCCGGTTCGGCCTTCGGCGGCGGCGCTGGCTCCACGGCCTTGGCGGTCGCGGCAGCGAGGCGCTCGTTCGATTCCGCGAGACGCAGCATGGCGTCTGCGGTCTTGGCGCTCGTGTCCTCGTCGGCGACGACGGCCGCGGCATCCTTCGGGTCGACCTTTGGTGGTTCGTCCGCCTTGGGCGCGGCCTCGACGGACTTCGCTGGTTCCGGCGCATTGTCCGGATCGGCATCAAAGTGGCCGAGCTGTTCGAGCTCGCCGGCAGTCATGTCGATCGGCGCTGGATGCTTCTCGGTCGTGATAATCGGATCGGTGGTCGGGTTTTCGGCCATGGCTCAGTCCTTGGTTTTGTCGTCGCCGGCTACGGCGGCATGCGTTTCGCGCGAGAGTTTCACCGCTGCGGCGTATCTGGTCTTGTCCTTACGGATTTCGGCTGCGCGCGCGAGGGTCCGCACGTCATCCTCGATCTGGTAGCGGTCCATGCCCTTGTCTTTGGCGGGGATCGTCATCGGTGCGTTTTTCACGTTGTACCTCCAGAGAGGTTGGCGGTGGCGTCGCGATATTCGCGTACACGATCCGCGTAGTAACGAATCTTAGCGTCGTAGTCTGTATGCTGCGGCGGCTTCGGTTCAGGCAGAAACGGGAGCGCAAGGCCGCCCGTCGCGACGACCAACGCTAGCTCGAACACCTCTCGTCGGTTCATGGCCCCTCCTCCGGCGGCTGCTGCGCCAGCGCTGGCGGCGAGTTGTACGTCTGCGGCGGCTGCGGGCGCGCGAACAGCATGTCGGCCGTGGGCGCCAGCGGAATCGCGTTGTGGATCGTGCCAGCGAGATTGAATGCGAGCTGCTTGGCGTCGAGCGTGTGCTCGTGCTCCTTGGCCAAGAACTCCGCCGCGCGCGCCTTCGCCAGATCAGCATCGGCCGCGAGCTTCGCGTCATGCAAATCCTTGGTCTTCTGCGCTTCGGCCTGCTGCGCCTGCTGCGCGGCCTGCTGCTGAGCGGCGGCCTGCGGATCGTTCTCGGCCGCAGCGCCGTTGAGGCGACGGATGCGCGCGATGAGCTCGTCCTTCTTCGGAAGGTCGGTCAGGTCGATCGCGAGATCGAGCAATTGGATCTGGACTTCCGGCGGCAACGTGCGGATGGTCTCGAGGAGCATCTCGGCCATCGCCATCCGCATCGTCTCGCGGTAGTCCTGCTGATCGACAACGAAATCGGCCTCGCTCTCGGTGACGTCGTTGACGAACGTGATCTGGCCGGTGTCAGGGTCGATCTGCGGCTTGTTGATCGAGAGGAATACGAGCTGGCCCTTTTCCGCGCCTTCGATTCGAATCGTCATAGGGAGCGTGAGGTACTGCTCGGTGTTCGATAGCGTCTTCTGGCCCGAGAGCTTGATCGACAGCCGGTACAGGTCGAACACCTCTGCGGTGCCGACCGCGCCCTGCTGCTGCTTGGCGAGGATCGCGCGTCCGGAGATCGCGTTCGAGTTGAGCCCCTGGTTGTCGCGCGTAACCCCGGAACCTTCGTTGATGTGGATCTTCGCCTCGTTCATCAGCTGCACATGTGCGAGGCTGACGTCGAGGTTGTTCTCCCACATGATGCGCTTGTCTTTCAGCGCCCCGGTCGCGACCGGGATGATCCCGTTCGGCCGGTTGACCTGATCCTCGAAGACATCCTGATCGTCCTCGTCGACCGCGCCGTTCTCGACCCAGACCTTGTTCGCGGAGGCGGCTAGCAGCGCCTTCGAGCGGCGGACGTTGTACTCCTCCTGCGGATCGCGCAGGCCGCGCACGTAGCCATATGGCTGCCCGTCGCGATGACGACGGAACGCCCAGACCGGCGTGAACGGGAACCGCTTGTGCTTGTACGGCGACTTCTTCAGCGAGCAGAGAAATCCTGGGTGAAACACCGCCATCCACATCTGGTCGGCCACCGCGTCAATTAGCCCGATCTTATCGGTCTTGACCAGCGCGGCCAGCACCGGATCGCCCTCGACGTACGCGGTATGGTTGAGCTCCGTGTACTCCTCGGTCAGCGCCATGATCTTCTTGCTGGCGACCGGGCGGCGGAACCAGATTTCGCACAGGCGCACGCGGTAGCGCGAGCCGCGGCGCCACAGGCCAGAGCTCGAATATCGGATGATCGACGCGCTCTCATCGTTACCGCGGTTCGAACCCCAGAGCACGGACGGGATGTCCCAGCCGTCCTCGTCGCCAAACTCCCACTCGGGCTCGGTATAGCCGGCGGCAGCACGACGCAGTTCGTCGGCGCGCTCCGGGTACATCGCGATGGCGTATTCGAAGTCGACCCAGCGGTGGCGTACGAGGTACCGGCAGTCGGTGAGATCGTTGGCCCGCGAATACGGGTCCATGTGGATCTCTTTCCAGTCCTGGTGCCGATACCCGATCGGCAGATCCTCGCCATCGGTGCGCGCGTACTCCTCCAGCCAGCCGAGCCCAGAGATCACGGCATCCTTGAACGCCTGCGAGCGGTGCCAACCGGAGTTGGTGACGTCAGAGACGAATTTCATCAGGTCTGTCTTGATCTCCGCGAGCTTGGTGTCCTCCTCACCGCGCGGCAGGATGCGCCAGTCGATGCGCGTGCGCCGCTCCGTGCCGGTGATCCAGTCGACGACCGGGCGGATCAGGTTGAACACCAACGGGGCCTGCCCGCGCTCCATCAGGGTCGCGCGCTTCTCGGTGTCCCATTGGTCTGAATCGTAGAAGTCGTGGTCGATGTAGCGCTCGCGGCGGTTCATCGCTTCGAGATCGCGCGCCTCGCGCCACCACTCTTCGAGCCGGCGCAGGAGCTTGATGTTGTCTTCGCTGTCGAGGTTGATCCGCTTCGGTGCAGCGCGCAGGACTGGCAGCGGCGGTCCACCGATCCGGCCGCTCGACTCGCCGGCTCTCGTGGTGCGGATGTTGTCGAAGACGGCGGCCACTAGTCGGCAGCCTTGGCACGCTCGCGGCGGAGTGCCGCTGTCGACCGTTTGTTGCGGGCCGCCTTGAACTGCACGCGGCCCTTGTAGACGCGGAAATCCATGCTGTGCACGAGACCACAATCGCAGCACGCCATCTTGTAGCCACACTTCACCGGCTGCACCCACTCGCCTTCTGCTGGCCGTGTGTACCGCATCAGTTGATCGCCTCGCCGTTGTACCGCAGCGTGAATCCGTCGCGCGCCACGGCCTCGAGCCATGCCTGGCCGTCGACTTCGGTCGGAGGCATCGCTTTCACCAGATCGTCGGCGAAATCGAACATCGCGTCGATGACCTTGAAGGTGTCGCCCCTGCTCGGCGTCGCGTTTGCCGGATAGCCGTACAGGATCACCGCCATCTGGCTCGCGATCTGGTTGAACGACTTGTGTTCCAGGATGCGCCACACGTCCTCCAGCCCGTAGAACACCTTGCGCTTGGTGTTGTTCTTATGGCAGATCATCAGGCATGGGCGCTTGCCGCGGTCCTGGCCCAAATCAGCCTCGGTCAGCGTGACGATCAGATCGCCCTTATGCCCGATTCGCTTGCTCAGCGTGTTCTCGCGGAACAGCTTCGCGGTATTTTCGCCCGCCGCAGCTGACTTCGGCGCGATAGGCGTGCGTTTCGGAATGGCGGTCATGGCGAGGTCGGCGCGCTGTAATCGATGAACTGTTCGGGCGCCGGCTCGGCCATCTCGAACGTGGGCGGCTTGCCGGCCGCAGCGGATCGCCCGCATGACGCACAGAACATCGGCGGCGCCTCGTGACCTGACCAAGTCGGCGGTGCCATCACGTCCCCGCCGCATGAGCCGCACAGGCCCATCATCACCATGTCCATCGGAGCCGGTGTGCGTCTCATCAAGCCGTCCTCCAGTCGCCTCGCGCGAGTCGTCGCGATCTTACCCCATCTTTGGCGCCGGGGCGAAACTTGGAGCTGCGGTAGCCTTGCGCACACTGACGAAACGCGTCGGCCCCGTGGTTGGCCCACGTTTTCAGCGGCCGATCCGACCACGACTCGGTACGCTCGTTGTACTCCTTGCGGTAGCACTTGAGCGCGTTGATGAGCCCGTCGCCTTCGCCGGGCTTGGTCTCGCCGCACTTCGTCTTGTCGAACCGGCTGCGGTTGAGGAGCTGCCGAACCATTTCTATGCCGTCCGACAGTTCTCCGATCTTTGCGACCTCGACCAAGCGCCGAGCGCCGAGCGCCTCCAAAACCTGGGTGCGCGTCATGTTCTCGCTCTGCGTCCACTCGTGAACTTTGGCGTCGTGCGGGACGTGATGCTTGCCGTAGATGTAGCCGCGTTCCGCCATCACGCGCGCGTAATGCGCGGCGTTCTCGCCCGATGCCTCGTAGTAGTCGATCCAGTTGTAGAAGCCGTCGTACTCCTGCATGAAGCAGATCGCGGTCGCGTCGTCGCGCCCGATGTCCCAGAACGTGTGGACCGGCAGATTCTCGTTGTAGACGAGGTTGCAGACGCGGCCCTGCGATTCAGCCTTCGCCATCTCCTTCGCGTAGTACGCGCCTTCGACGGCTACCTTGAACGGTTCCTCCGGCGTCGACGGGAACTGGCTGAACATGGCATCGCCTTGCTCTTCCAGCTTCTTCACGTACCACGCGCGCTGCTCCGGCGAGAGCTTGCATCCCATCTCGTGCTCGACGCTCGCGAAATATTTCTCCATCTCCGGCGTGATGATGATGCCGGTCGGATCGGTCGAATACTTCGAGTCGATCCACCACGGCAGGAAGTGGAACCGATAGTCCATCATCGTGAGCTTCTCGGTCCCAGCCGCGATCATGCGATGGAGGCGCAGCGCCTTCTGGCAGCGCATGTAGAAATCGCCGCCGGGGCCTTCCGCCGTTGACTCGATGATGACCATGTTGCCGGGCGCGATCTTGATGGTGTTAAGCGCACCGCGTTTAACTTCCTCAGCGCGAACTGGATCGCGTGCGCAAATCTTGCCGTACTCTGAAATGTGCAAAAACTGCAAAGTCGAGCCCACATGTGAAACGGCAACTTCGATCTTCGAGTCATTCTGAAAAACGAGGATTCCGCCCTCGCTGAAATCGCGCCGCTTGATCGCAATTCCTGGCGCGCACTCGGTCAGCCAATCAGGAAGGTTCTCATGCGCGAACATGATCTTCTCGCGCACGAACTTCGCTGCGTTCTGTTTCGAGTCAGCGACGATGCCGCAGTTGACGCCCTTGCGGAATAGCGCCGTGTCCAGTGCGAGGATGCACGCGTAAGTGCTGATCCCCTCCTGCCGCGCCTTCTCCACCAGATTCAGGTTGTGGAGATTCTTGTGTAGCTCGGCTTGCGCGACGTTGAACTTGAAGGTGACGACGATGCCATCGGCGTCGCGGATCTTGTACAGATTGTTCAACCGCCAGTCGCGACTCTTGAGGTTTTGCAGGAACCCACGCAACTTCGCCAATTCAGCCTTCGTCGGCTGCTCGTGCTTGAGCGCCATTCGCTCCTCGGTAGCGCGCTGCATTTCCATGGATCAATGCTTCTTGGCAGCCGCATCGCCCCCGGACTTGTGAATGTCGTCCATCACCTCGCCGATCAGGTCGCGGAAGGCGCCACCAAGCAGCGGACGGTCCTTGCTGCCCTCGACCACGACAGGAGGCCGTGCCATCCCGCCAAGCCGTTCGAGGAAGAACGTCAGGGCCGCGTCCTGCTTCGGGTTATTGTCGTCCAGCGCGATGCGCGCCTTCTTCGAGCGCATGATGAGCAGCAGTTCGTCCTTGGCGTGCGCGAGCTCGTCGGCGTAGACCTTCTCCAGCGTCTTGCGCGTGATCCCAAGCGCTTTGGCGATCCGGTCACGCGGCACGTCGCAGGCTTCGGCCACCGAAACGATGTCGCGGTGCGCCTGAGTCGGCTTGTGCGCCTCACCATCGCCCACGCGAGGAATGCGGCACGAGTCGATCGGTTTCTCGACGTGTTGCTGCGTCGGCGAGCGCGAGAGCAGTTCGCGGAGTTGTTCGTGGTCGATGCCGGATTTTTGCTTCGTCATCGCATTGCCTCCTCAAGCCGACACACGCCACCGCAGAGCGGCAGCGCTCGGTTGTCTATCGCCCATTCGCGCCCATCGATTGTTGCGACTGCGAAAGAGTGAACGCGACCGCCATGCAAATCGGACAGCCGCAGCGTAACAATGCGGCTACGAATACCTCTCGCGCTGAGCTGGCCCACAATGGCAGCCGCATAGCCGGAACAGCTTGGGTCTGCGCTGTGCGCCTGGAGTAGCGCGGGCGGGCGGTCGTCGATGACGATGCGGCAGAGTGAGCTGGCATAGCAGCGCTCCTGCTCGGTAGCGAGTTCGGCGGCCGTGGGCGGGTCGAACAGAGCGAGGACTGCGGCGAGGATCATGGCAGCACCACGAACTGCCCGAGAAACGCCCGAGCCGCAGGCGTGCCCAGCTGTTGCAGCGTCGTGTGGTCCGAGCAATGCTCGTCCACGCTGACGATCACACCAACGACCGTGTTGCCATCCAGTACCGGGCCACCACTGTCCTGCCAGCAGGCGTTGCTCGCACCGCTGACCCGAATCTCCTCGCCGCGACCTGAACGGTAGTGCGCTGTGCCTGCCTGCCTGACCTTGGCGTAGACGTTGGGGTCCTCGCGATACTCAGTGACCCCGTAACCAACCAGCGTCAGCGTAGGACCGCTAGTGAGCGCTGCGTACTGATTGAGGCGCGGCAGTTCGGGGTACGTGATGCGCCATGTTTGCGGCATCTGCCTATGCGGGAACGCACCCACGTCGACCACAATCGCGGCAAGGTCCAGGCCACTGGCTGGGTAGAGCGTTGCGTTAGCCCGGCGCGGTATCGCATCTGTTATCACCGGCTCGAATGTGACCGTCACCCGCTCGATGCCACCGGACCACGAGCAGTGCGCGGCGCTCGCCATGACGTTACGCGATACCAACACAGCCGAGCAACGGGCGTACATGTGGCCGGTGTTGCCCGGTGCGACGACGGCACCAACAAGAGAATGCGCGTTGCCGTCGGGGTAGCCGTGCGTAATCTTTGACTCGCAACCGGACGGGATGCCTGTCGAGCAGCCGATGGATTCCGCACGCACCGCTCCAGCGACAGCCAGTGCACTTAGGAACAGGAACAATTGTAGATGATGCCCACCTGGATACCGATCAGACATGTGCTTGGACAATGGCTTACGCAGCTGCCTGTACAGATAGATACAGACGCCCATGAGAAATAGTCCGGCGAGGACGAGAAGCGAGATGGCAAGTAGGCGGATCAATGCAGCGTCCCCAACCACTGTGCCGCGCAGGCTGCCTCACCAGCTACGCTGTAGTGCACGCCGTCCGTCGTCATCGTGTTACCGTCATCCGATCCCTTAAGCCATACGCGCTCATCGGGGCCCGAGCGCAGGAACGAGCGTCCCGCGATCAGCATGTCGATCCATCCCACGAACTCGTCGGCCTTGGCGTCGTAACCGCGCTTCCACGGCCGCATCAAGTACAGGGTCGCCTGCGGCCACTTCGAATGGATGGCGTCCAGCATCGTGCCCATGTCCGCAACCCACTGCACTTGTGTGGCCGATACGAAGTCATTAACTCCGATATTGATTAGAACTACGCCATGGTAGTCCGGTTGCGCCGCGAGCTTGGCGCCGATATTCGCAGCCCAGTAGCTCGCACCACTTGCGGCCGCACCGATGTTGTCCGAGCGCCACGTCGCAACGCCGGCGTCCGCCGCATTGAGGTCGGCGGTCAGCGTCGCGGGCCAGGTATTGCCGGCCGTGTAGGTTTTGCTGTCGCCTATCTCAAGCATCGCGATTCCAATGGTCGGATCAAAAGGAGCCGCACACCACGTGCAGGACCTCCCCATCGGCGAAGCTGCCGCTCGGAGCGCTGAAGGTCGCGCTGGTCGTCGTGGTCGCGGGCTTCGTGTCCCCGCTCACCGAGCCCTGCGCGTTGCAGGCCGGGGCCGTGGCGTAGGCGCTGCCAAACGTCAACGTGCAGGAGGCTGGTGAGCCAGTCCCAACTGTGATGCGCGCGAACGCGCCCTTGCCGCTCACACTCGGTGACGCGCCGCAGTTGCCAACACTGTGCGAGATACCGCCGCCGATCAGATGCTTCGTCGTTGCGTCCGCCGCAATGACGTTGCCGCTCGCATCCGTCGTGAACAATCCGCCAGCGCCGTTATAGGTCGTCGCGATGAGGTTGCCGTTGTACTGGAATTGGAACTTGGTCACGCCCAGATACTGGAGACGCAAGATATCGGCGTACGTCGCGCCGCTGGTCTGGTTGATGATGAGCCCGCCGTCCGACTGCACGTTGAGGTTGCAAGTGCTACCCGTCATCGCCAAGCACTGCGGTGGAGTGACCGGGAGCGTCGAACCACCCCCACTAGGCGGCGTAGCGCAGATCGCAGCACCTGTCGCCGCGACGTTGCCGACCATGAACTGACCAGCGCTGCACGACGTGAATGAATAGACCGGCCCGAGTTGATCGGCGACGCAAAGGACAGAGCCGTTGCTCGCAATGCCATAAACGACTTGCCCTGGCGGGCACTGGCCACCGAAACTACCGGCAGTGCCAGTTATTGCCACTTGCGCCGTTGAGTTATCGGCGTGGGTGACCGTTAGCGAGCCAGCGATGGTGTCGGCGAGCGCCGCTGCCGACCATAGAGCGATAATCAGCCAAACTACCGTGGTGGAAAACCTAAATATGCCCGTGCTTTTCATAGTTCACCAGCAAGCGATAATGATGAGACCATCCCCTCCGGGACCTCCGGGACCTCCGGTGACTCCGGCGCCGCCACCTCCACCTCCACAGCACTGAGCGGCACTACCACCACTACCACCAGTACCAGATGCGCCGATTGCCCCGCCGCCGCCGCCGCCAAGCCCGAACAATGGGTTCCAGACAAAATAACCGTGAGCCCCAGCATTTCCGCCGAGCGCCCCGCCAAGCGCGGATGGAAAGGTGTTGTAAATAGGTGTGGAATTGCCGCCGGCGCCAGCGACGTCACTGGTATTGGAGCCGCCACCTCCGCCTCCACCAAGAAATAGTCCCACAGTCGCGTTGCTGCCTCCTGCCGAGGCCCCACCGGCTCCGCCGTTCGATCCGGCAGATGCTATGACTATACCGCTTTGCAAGAACGCGCCCGTAACTGCTGTTGCGGCCGCTGCTCCTGAAGACGCGCCACCGGCAGCCCCGGTTCCGGCACCGCCGCCGCCACCGGGGCCACAACTAGCGAGTGTGGTGTTTAGGTTCGGCCAATACAAGATCGTAGCCGTGCCATCCGTTCCGGCCACCCCAGAACCAGCGCTGCCAGCCCCGCCGATGCCGACTTTGAAAGCGAGGTAATCCGGGCAACGGTGCGCTGGTAGCAGAAGACGCAAAATGGCGCCCGTGCATCCGCCGCCACCGCCGCCCTTCTGGCTACCCGATGCAGCACTAAAACCACCTCCGCCGCCGCCTGCGGCCCCGGCCATGAAGATATCAACCCATGATATGCCCTCCGGCCTTATCCATGTGCCACTCGGTATTGCGGCACTGCCAGTTTTGAATATCTGATAGCGCTCATTCTCGGCGCCGGGCGGATAAAATGGCAGGACCGGCAGCATGGCTTAGTAGTCCTTGCCCTCACCAATCGCAAACCATCCGCTCGCGACGGCGGTCCCTAGAACGACGAGAATCTTCCACCCAGCCGGGATCGGACGGTTATAGCCCCAGAAGAGGTCAGGCGATGCCGCCGTGGCGCTCCCTGTCGTCGCTGGCAACGTGTACTCTCCGATCAATTGATTGTTCGCCGCCGATGTGTTTGTGCTGCCGTTGTTGAGGAAGAAGCGCGCCACGGTTGCTACGTTGTTATTTCCGGAGCCGCCAGATGCGCGTAGGCGAACGCCGCTCAACCATGATCCATTCGCTCCGGCCGTGAAGCATGTCGTTACCGTACCTGTGCCGTCCTGCGCGGTGTTTGCCGCAGTGATCGCGGCGTTGCCAAGACCGCCTATATTAGACGTCAGTCCCCAAATTGGTGTCGTATTGGCAGGCATGGTCAGAAGGTCGCAAGGTTAAGGGAGAGCGCCCGGACGAGTCCGAGCGATATCGATGCGGTTATTCCAAGCGTAGTACGTGCGGTAGCGGCATCAGCGTCGTCTAGCAGTGACAGGCCGAAATCCGTTATCGCTTTGGCGGCCAAATCGCCGCTCGAAGCGCGCGCTGGGAAGGTGTTTGCAGCGAACGCGACCTGAGCGACGGTATCGGCGCCGCTGCCAATAGGCAACGCATTCGCGGCCCAATTCTGCGCAGCGAGTGCAGCCAGCGTTGCATCGGAGGCTTGCACGTCCGTACCGATGACTACACCGAGTGTCGTGCGGGCAGCGCTGGCGTCGGTGTCGTCAATCAGCGACAGCCCGAAATCGGTGATGGTCTTCGCGACCAGATTCCCACTCGCCGCTCGAGCCGGGAAGGTGTTCGCCGCGAACGTTACCTGGGACAACGTGTCGGTACCGCTGCCTATTGGCAATGCATTCGCGACCCAATCAGCGGCCGCAAGGGCAGTCAAGGTCGGGTCGAGCGACTGTGCGTCGGTTATCCCATAACCGGACAGCGTGGTAGGCGCGCTAGTGACTTTTGACCACGCGAGTGACGTAATCCAACTCGGGTTCGCATAGGATCCACTCGTCAATACCAATGTTGACGATGGAATACTCGTGTCCTTAATGAGCTTACCAGTTGAACCGTCATAGACGGCTACATCACCATCGGTAGCCGAGGCGGGCCCACTCACCGCACCAACGATGTTGGTCTGGATCACGTTCCAGTTAGCGCCGACAGCGGCTTGGTCGCCGCTTGCGCTGCCATCGATCTTGCAGAGGAAATAATCCCCGGCCTCTACAGTGATCCCGCTGGCGCCACCGATCTTGCCGGCGACGCTCGCGACGTATAGGTGACCGGCATCTGCGGCTGGGTAATTCGGGTTCCCAGAGCAGTCCGTCGCCCCTTTGTACACCACCGCATCGGATGCGGCGATCAGGGCATCGACATACGCCTTAACGGCTTTTTGCGTCGCGATCCTGGCGTCCGAGTTAGCGGTGAGTGCGGTATCAGTGTCGCTTGCAAGCAGCGCGGCGCTGCCGAGACCGAGAGTCGCTCGAAAGGTCGCTGCGTCCGTATCGTCAAGCAGGCTGCGGCAGAATGCGGTCAGGTCCGCCAGCGCGGCGGTCTCTGCCGCAGTGAAGTAGGGAAATTTATCTGCTGCGCTTGATAGCGCTGCCAGCGCTTGGAGCTCCGGATCTAGTCGAGCATTGGCTAACGTGCCGGAGGAAATGTTGCTGGCGCTGGTGGTGTCGACCCACGCTGACTGCACCAGTGTATTGCCGTTGATCGAAACCGTACGTGCGGAGAAGTCGCCACCGATCAGCGGCGTTGCCGTGTTGGTGACATCGATGAACAGTCCGTTTGAGCCTGTCCATAGTCCTCCGGCGTTATAGCCTAGGAAAACGTTACTGGACCCGGTTGTCGTTCCGCCGCCACCAGATGCTGACCCCAGGGCTGTGTTCTTTGAGCCTGAGGTCATTCCGTTCATCGACTGCCGACCGATTGCGACGTTATCGAATCCGGTCGTTATCTTATCCATCGCTCGGAAGCCAACGGCGACGCAATTCTGCGCGGTGCTGCCGCTCACAACACCGTTGAGCGCCTTGCCACCAATAGCTACGTTAGCGAACCCCGTCGTGTTGTAGACCATCGCGTAAGTGCCGACGGCGACGTTCTCGTAACCTGTGGTGTTGGCATATAGAGCCCCGGCACCAAAAGCGCTGTTGTCTATCCCCGTGGTCAGGCCGGTAAGCGTCAGCGTCCCAAAACCGGCATTAGCGGTGCCCGTCGGAGCGGGCGGAAAACCGAATCCGGCGAATGTATTGCCCTCTGGATAATCTCTGGTTCGAAAAGCGGGAAGATCCACGATGCCGCCATTGAAGGTTAGCGTGAACCCAGCCAGATTAAAGCTCGTGGTCTCTATCAGCGCCCCACCAAAACGTACGTCGTCCCCGATCCTAGTGATGCCATTGTCGAACGTGAGACTAGAGCCGGCGGCGCCTAGAACCCACGAACTCGATCCGGCGTCCCACTTCCACACGTCGCCGTCATTGGCGCCGGTCGACACCATGTAGACCGTCTGCGTGCCTGAGTTGTAGCCGATCGGGCTCGTAGCGGCGACGACGCCCGGAGCGCCGTCAGCACCGGGCGCACCAGCCGCGCCATCCAGACCACGCGGCCCTTGCTGCCCAACCGTGAGAACCAAAGGCGTCGCCGCATCGGCGATCACTGTCGCTTGGTTCACACCAGAAGACAGAACGCCGCTATCGCCATCATCGATGCTCAGCACCGTAGTCTGGCCGCCGACGAATAGCACTCCTGGCTTCACCGCGTGACCTCCGGGCTCACCGTGATGTCGCCACCAACCAGCCGGTACACCGTTGACCCGTTGACAAGCTCGAGATCGTAGACACCCTTCGTAAACGTCAGCGCAGCGGTCGCCGTGGACGAGATCAGCAGCGCGATTCCGCCACCGGAGTCGAGGGTCATGCCGCCGTTCTCGGTCGTCAGCGAAACCAGCGTGGTATCCGACTTGACCGATGGCCTGATCTGCATGCGGCCGGTGAACCCGGTGAGGTCGAGCGGCGCGTTGTAGTAGAACACCCCGCCGCCGCCGTAGGTCTCGCCCGTGGTGTTTACCACCGCGGAGAACGTGTTCGAGCTGACCTTGGTGATCGCGACCGCACTGCGCCGCTTGCCGATCTCGTTGGCGCGCGCGTCAAGCTCCGACATACCCGACATGCCCTGGAACCACGCGAGTACCCTCTGCGTCGGCAATCCATGCGCCGCAGAGGTGAACACGGTCGGGATCCCGGCCGTCACCGCGCTGATCGCCTTGCCTACGAGATCGGTCGACCAATAGATCGTCTTGGTAAATGTGGCGCCCTGGATGATCTCAAGTCCTAGTTTGGCTGGCTGGATGTCGGTCATGGCGCGGAGTCTACTTGATGACGCCGTTTTTCCGTAGGTTTTCGATGCACAGCACGCACGCGTCGCCACGCTTTTCGCAAGCCTGGAGGATCGCATCATTGACGCTCGGCTCGAGCTTGCCATCGCGCATGACCGGCTTGCCGCAGATTACCGCGTCCATTTCGTAGGCGGCCTTGAGCTGGTCGCAGGTTCCATCCGTCCAGCGCGGAAGCGGGACCAGTTTTCCGCACGGGACGAAGCACTCCTTCGGGCAATCGGCCGGAACCGGCTCCGGCTTTCCGATGATGCGACGTGCCGTCTCGCAGCCCGACAACAATACGAGCACGGCGAGGATCAGGGCGAGGCGCATGTCTATCTCCCGGCGTTGCTGGCGTCGACTACCGTCGCGCCAACCTTGCACTTCGGGTCGAAAACGACGCTGACCTTGAGCGGTTGCTGCGCGCGAGCGGTTCCACTGCGCACAATCGCCAGGAGCGGCCCCATCGCCGCGGTAACGGCTGCCGCGTCGGCGGCGGCCTGGTCGGCGACTGCCGTAACCTGCGCGTCCTTGGCCGCCTTGTTCTTGGCGTTCTCGCGCTCCCAACGACTATTTTCGTCGGTCTTGCCTTCGACGTACCCTTGGTGGTGCTGCCAAACTCCCCAGCCCCATCCGCTGCCGATGGCGAGTACGCCGATCAGCAGATAGACGCCGAGAACGTTCACGGCAGCAGCAGCAGCGCGGCGAGCTGCCCTCGAGTCCAAGTATAGGGCTTGCGCCATTTCTCCGGCAGCCAGGACGGGCGGACGAATAACACGCTCAAGCCGGAAGCCCACGTGACGATCAAAAGGAACGTGCTCATCTGGAATACCTCTCTGCGATCCAATCCCACAGCAGTATCAGCGCCATCGCGAGGCCGAACAGGAAGCGGAGTGCGCGATCCATCATGGTGCTGCCGGCGTCGACGTGACCTTGGTCGTCGATGTCCCGTCAGCCGCCTGCTCAATTTCGACCACTTGAGACGGCGGAGCTGCCGGCGCCTGCGGAGGCGGCGGCGCACCAGCCCAACGCGGGATCACGAAGGTGATAATCGCATCGATCAATTTGTTAATGACCGGCGAGCCTATGCCCACCAGGATCAGCAGGAACCACCAGATACCCAACTCCTTGAGCTTGATCTGGACGGCGTACAAGAGGAATGCCCACAGCGCGACCTCGAGGCAGGCCATCTGCACGATGTACTGCGAGCGCACCTTGCCGTCCGGACCACGCAAGGTATCGAGGAGATCGAACGCTTTGCTCTCGTCCCGAGACGCCCGCATCAGCATCAGGATTTGGAACGACACCAGCATGAACAGGATCAGCCCGAGGGCCGACCGCTCGGTCGACAGTGCGTTGGCGAGCCCTGTGAGGAGCCCACCCATGTGATCGAATAGGGCGAGGAAAAATTCCATCAGTTCAGGCCCAGGCGAGCCTTCGCTCGCTCATAGAATATTTCGCGGCGCGCGATGTTGGTCAGCCCGCCGTTGACCAGCCGCGTCACGCGTCTGAAATCGCGACGATCTGCCGCATCATCGATGCGCCGGTCCCACCAGAACGCGCAGGCGGCGAACGCGCCCCAGGTTGGCGACTTCAGTTCATCCGGATGCGCGACCAGATCCACCCCTACCCGCTTGGTGTCGAGCAGGGTATTGAGGCGTTCGTATGCCCCGCGACCGGTGTGCTCGATCGGCCCGCGGCCACGATAACGATAACCGTCTCCCGCCCTGACATTCCCTAGGTCGTGCCGCCCCTCATAGCTCAGCTGCGTCTTCGTCGGGCCCCAGATCTCTTCCACAAAGTGCAGCTCGCCGCTCTCTTCCGCGATGGTCGCCAGGAAGGCGGCGTATTCGATCGGCTGGTCTACCTCGTAGCGCTTCATCGATGACGTGAGCGGGACATACCACGCGTCGATGACCTTCGCGCAGTTTGGCATGACGTAGACGAAGTCCTCCTTGGTGAGGATCACAGGCACAGCGCCTCCAGCGCGTCGTCGTATTGGGTCGTCGCTTGCTCCTTGCACGCCGGCACATCATGGGCTGTATCGCACTTGCGGTACTCGACGTTGAATGTCGCCCGCGCCTCCTGCTGCTTGAGGATCAGCTGCTCACCCTGCGGGCATTGCGCGTGCGTGGCGACCGGCTGTTCCGGCGGTGCTGGCTTCGTGCAGCCATGCGCGAGGATGATGGCGCTCAAAACTGCGCCGGCGAACAGGACCCCAATGGCGGCGCGTGTGCTCATCAACAGTCCCCGTGATTCTCATCATCTGGCTTCGCCGACGGCCATGGCGTTCTGCGGCCAATGGGCCCAGGCGAGTTCCACGATTCGGGGAACCGGACGGCGCCCAAGCGCTGTTGGCGTTTTTCCTCCGGTTTGTGGATGCGCCACGCAGCGAAGCCCGATAGCGCAGCGAGGAGCACGCCGGCGACTACGATCCACAATCCTGCGCTCATTCGATTCTCCGCACGAAACCGAAAAACCCCTGGTCGTCCACGCGCAACGTCAGCTCACAGCGTACTCCGGATAGGTAGATCACGGCGTCCATTTCGCGCCGGTCGCTGATCGCGCTGACGTATATCTCGACGTCGCCACGGCGCAAACAATCGAAAAACCCGAATCCTTCCAGGTGTTCGGGCGAGCGCATGGCAATGTGCCGGAGTCGCCGGTTGGTCGTGAGCCAGCGGCCGGCTGGATCGGCGGTAAACATGCCGATGTGCAGCACGTAGAGCAGCCCGGCGCTGACCCGCTCAGCTCGGTCAATACTACGTTGCTTGGCCCATTGGTTTTCGCGCCACCAGGGTCGGATGCGCAGCTGCCACAGCGCCCATGCGGCGCCGGCCGTGGCGCCGACTGCGGAGAGTTTCCCGGCTGCACTGGCGATCTCCCCGAGGTCCACTCAGCCGCCCCAATGCGCCGGAAATATCGACTTTGGCCGCATTGGATCCGCTGGCAACGTCCGACGACACGCGACGTAAAAGGCCAAGGTCATCGATCCGATCCCGATCCCGAGCAGCATCCAGGGCATGGCACGGCTCCTGCGCGTGGTGGCGCCGAGCGTATCCTGTGGTCAAGCGTGCCGCAAGTCCGCTGGTTTTACCGGCGAGAACATCGCTTCGGCTTGCTCCAGCGCCCAGGTTTGCAGATCGCGATCAACCACCATCCAGATACCGCCATCGCCACGTTTCATCGACTGGCGCAATGCCGCCAAGATGAACAGCGCGCGGTTGATCCGGCGGTCTGGGTGTTCCAGATACTCAAGGGCGCGTTCGAGGCCGGCGACAATGGCCTTGGTTTCACGGTCACGGTCGAATTGCACGGTGGATTTTCGGCCACGATACCAACGCAACAATTCGCGTAATTCACGGATATCGTCTGGGGTCGCCGGCATGGCTATGACCGGCTCGTTCGTGGGGGCGCTGGCAGGCGCATGGGCTTGCATATCATCACGGCTTGCCCGGCTTGCCGACCGCCGGTGCGTGTAGCTCCAAACGCTCCACGCGCCATTCCAAGCCGCGCAGCCGTGTCTCATTGCCCTGCACCCAGTGCACCACGCTATTGACCACCAGCATGGTCAGGGAGACGCCGAGGCCAGCCCAGAACTGGGGGCGTACGTCGTGTGGTGTTCTTTTGGCCACCTAGACCACCGGCGCGTCAAGGTGGTCGGCGCAGCGATGTTCGGATATTCGCGGCCTGATCCAGCGCGATAAAAATGCTTCCGTGGCGTCCATGGAGTCGAGCCCGACGCAGCGCTGGCAGTCGCAACACACCGGATTAAGGCTTGGAGTCGCCGTCCCATCCGGCTGCGCGATCCACGCCACATCCCCAAGGCAGCGACGTGGCCCAGTCGCTGCCCCGACGTCGGAGCCGGCGGCTGGGATCGCATACAACGCCGGTCGCGACCTCTTGTTCATTGGCGCTCAGCCACCGGACACGAAGCGCGGATCGTTCGGGTCGGCGCCGATCGACTCGTCGTAGCGCAATGCCTCGAGTTTGGCGCTGATGACCGCCGCCACGGTCTCTTCCTTGCCAATTGCGGTAACGCGCGGCAATTTCTCGTCGCTGGTCGCGTCGGCATAGGCCCAGCGCGGCTGATTCAGCGATGAGCCGGCGATTTCTGTGCTGCGGTGGATGACGTAGGCGTCGTCCTCATTCAGCCCGAAGGTCGTAATGGCATCGTTGACCACGAATCGTTCGCCGAGCACAGGGATGACGACGCCAGCACGCTGTTCGCGTTCCCGCTGCCGTTGCAACAGCTCTCGATCTTCCGGTCCCAATTCGTCGTATTCGCGCCGACGCACACTGCGGGTGACCGGATCGTAGTCGGCCATGTCGTTGACGTAGACCCGGCCACCACCGAAGCCCGTGTGCGCCGCGCCGCCGAAGACCACGGCCTCGAGGGCCGCCAGTCGAGTTTCGATCTGCGATTTCATCATCCCTCCTTACGCCAAGGTTGCGGTGGCAGCCACGTAGATCCATTTACCAGCCGCGCCGCCGACGAGCACGAGGTTGTCGCCCACGTCGTTGAAGGTCGCGGTCTCGGTCGTGTGGCCGGTGACGTTGGTCAGCGCCAGCGTGCAGTCGCCGTTGTCGGTGGTCATCTCGATCACCTTCACCGCCCCGACCATGGAGGCATCTGGCGCCGCGAGCGTGTAGGCCCCGGTGCCGGTATCGGCGAGCTTGGTGAACCGCTTGACTACCGAGATCGCGCCGTCGGCGGTCAGCGTCTCGGTCTGCGCGGAGACATCGGCCGCGAGGTTGATCTCCGCCGCGGTCGCCCCGAGCGTGGTGCCCGCCGGATCCTTCAGGACGCCGTAGGTGAGGACGCCGGTCGCTGGGAGCACGAGGTCTTCGCCGGCGTCCAGGACGAGCGCCTTCGATGCCTCGCCGGTGCCGGCGGTGACGTCGAGCGCGTTGAGGACCGTGGGCGTGCCGGCCGGGGTGCCGGTGCCGACGATGCACGCGTACTCGGCGCCGTTCTCGCCCGTGCGGATAGGCGGGCCGATTGGTTCGGCCGGGAGCGCGGCCTCGAGCGCTACGGCTAGATTCTCGATCGAGTTCGCCGTGACCGGCGTGAACGCGGTAAATGCCATGACTGTCCCTCCAGCCACGACGGCGTGGCGGCTGCGCGGAGGCTACAGTCAAAGCGCCTGCGGTGCAAATTGGTCGTAGCGGCCTGATCGGCTGACGATGGCTGACCTACCGTGGGTAGGAGGCTCAGCCGCTACGAGATAGGTCACGCACTTGTGAGCAGGCGCACTCCACACGACTAGCGTAGGTCGCAACCCGCACACGCAGCTTACCACCGCGAGAAAATGGCCGTATCTGGCACCGTACGGCCCGACGGTGGAGGGTGCGATGTACCGCACCGCCAGACGATCCGCCTCACACCTTCCGCATCGGGCGGCCCGCATGCGGTGTCAGCAATCCCGAACCCCTTTAGCTCTGGATTTTTGGTGTGAGGCGGGTCGTGTTCAGTGGCTCGTGAGGCTATTCAGTGTTGACCATCTCTGGCCGGCATGAGCAGGCTGCCCCTAGGCGCCGCTTGGCCGCTTACGCAACACCGCTGTCCACCGCAGGATAGTGAGCCAATCTCCCTACGCGCGTCGTTCAAGGCCGGCGCCATCCCGAGGTGGCCGGCTCACCTGTGCACTCGCTGTGGGGAGCAGCGATCGGGATTTTCGGTGAGCGGACTACAGGAATCGAACCCGTCTGAGTGGGTTGGAAGCCCACCGCCTAACCTCTCGGCCAAGCCCGCGTATTCGTCAGTCGGTCCGCTTCCCCTGCGCCTCCAGAAACGCCCCGAGCTTACTCTCGATCGCGCGCAGTTTGGAGTGGTGCATGTGGAGGTAGACCAGGCCGGCAGCGATGGCGATCAACACCACGACGTCGAAGATGCTCATGTGTTGCCTCCAGTGGCGACTTCATCGATTCTTCGCGCGAGACTTTGATGCCATCTTGTTGCGTTTGCGGTTCTTCTCTTTCTTGCGGACGCCAGCCGCCCAACGCGCTAGCTTGCCGCCAGACTTCAGGCTCAGCATAGCCGATTTCTCCCCGCGGAGCTTCTTGACGGCGGCCGATCGCAGTTCTGCCGGAAGCGGCAGGAAACCGCTGCGATCCGTGAGCGTGGTGATGTCCGCAACAACTTCGCCACTATGCGGGTTCATGCCGGCGTCGTCCCGCGCGCCAACCGCTCCTTCAACGCGTACCCGAGCAAGCTCCAGCACTTCCCCACCGCATTCTGCCGCGCAATCTTCCGCCCGAGCTCCGCGTCGAAATTCTCGGGCGATGCACAGGCGGATTCGCCGGTGACCGTGAAGCCGTTGGTCAGCACCAGCACACAGAACGTCAGCAGAGACAGTGGTCCCTCCACCTCGTCGTCCGTGTGGCGCACGATCCGGTATCCGCCGGTGATCTCCTTCACGCGACGCACGGCCTCGTCCGCGGTGAAATACACCTCTGCGCAGATCGCCGCCTCGATGTCCGCCACCGTCACCCGCGGCGCCACCAGCCCCTTCGCCACGATTTCCTCTTCGATGCTTACGTGGGTCATTTCTGGTCTCCGTTTATGCCACGAATTTACGCGCCGCCTTCCCAGCCGTACCCAACATCTGATCGAACGCCTCGTGCACAGCGCGCCCGACGATCTGCTCAGAGTCAGCGCGTCGCATCGCGCGCGCAATCACCGCATGATCCGACAGCGCGTACGTGTGCCGCACTTCCTCGGTGAAATCCGTCCGGATCATCCGCAGATGGATCAGCGTGCGCGAACCGGCGGCTCATGTCGCGCCTCCCGGCCCGACGCGCTTCGGCCACGTCCGCAACTCCTCGTCGCGCGCCGCGGCCAGTGCAGGCAGCGCATCTCGGAACGCTGTCCATCGCTCGATCATGAACTGCGCCAACTCCTGGGTCTCAGCCAGCGAGAGATATTCTTCTGGCTCACTGTACGGGCCTCGATCAACGATCGTCGAAATCCTGCCGTCCGTGCCGTAGCCAACTGGCGAGTACGAGAAATCATCCACGTCCAGTCCGACGGTCGGCCCGAACGCATACACCCGCTTCCCGGTGCTGAACACCAGTTCGTCGCCGACTACGCTAACCATGCCGCTCCCTCCCCAATCTCTGCGCCGACAACCCGATCGCAGCGACCGTCTCCATCTCCAGCGCGTACCACCACGGGCAGATCCACATCCACCACGGACGGCGCTTCGCGATCCAGTCGAGCGTTCGGTCCAGCTCCCGGTCGAACTCATCATCGGGCGGCCACAGCGGCCCCAACCGAGTCAGGCCGTCATCACGGGCGAGCCTGCCGCGGTCACTCACGTCACGCATCGTCCTCTCCCGCACTCACCCGCCGCCTCATCTCCGCCTCCACCGCGCGCCGCAACGTCGCGACATACCGCTTGCACGTCCGGTAATCCATCGCCGGGAATTCCTCCCACACGGCAGCCGCCTTCACCGGGGACATCCCGTACCGTAGGGCTATGGCCATGGCGAGCTCGGTGGGGGATCTCCCGTCCTGACGGCGGCCGACCGTCACGCGCGACGCTCCAACTCACCACCGCGCTGACCGACCTGCGTGACCATCGGACGTGTCCCCCAACGTGAGGGACGGATATTATCCTTGGGGACAGAGACTGTCAACTACCGGGGAACCTTCGAGACCGGTATGTGGAGTCCGTTTTGGGGCACACCCGCCCAGCAGGAGGTAATTTCCCTTGCAACGTATCCCCCCGGGGGTGGTGGTCCGGATTTTCAGGCCCCCTCATCGTGGCACCGCGGTCAGCGCAGCACGGGACCGCCAAGGATCACGTAGCCACCGCACAGCATGGCGAGGCCAACGAATACCCAGCCTTGCGGCCACCAGGCGAGTGCACCAGGCACGCGGGCAGCCTCGAGCTGCGAGCACACGACGGCGAGGATGATGAACACTGCGGACACGGTAAGCATGGTGGCGCCCTCGAATCGATCGGGAGCACAGCGTGCGCGTGGCTGGCTGAACGATCGGGATGTGGGGTGCGGGGTAGGTAGTGGGCGTCGTCCGCGTGAGCTATAGGGCCGCCGGTTCGGCCGATAGTCAAACGAACGTTTAACCTGAACGACGCATCAATCGGATGGCCATCAAACCCGCATGGCGACTACGTTTGCGGCATGTTTGGCGCGCGAAAAGACATAATAAAGGTTATGCGCACAGCCTTACGAATCAATGGCTTGCAGCACCGGAAACGGAAATTCGCCTATCGTGGCGGCAACGTGCTCGGCGCGAGTTCGGGCGCGGCTCGAGCCCGCAACCCCATCTGCATCGCGTCTGGGAGCCACGGCCCCGTCATGGGCGGGTCGCCTATCCAGTCAATCGAGCCATCGGCCGCCATAACTACCACGTGCTGGACGTGACTAAGATCCGCCCAGCGCTCGGGCGGGACCGGATGCAGCGCCGAATGGCGCCAGTAGAGCCGGGCGCGCTTGTAGACGTACCGCATCCCGAGCTCTACACCCTCTGGCTTGATTAGGCGCGTGATCTTCCGCTGGCGCCCACCGTGCACCACGTCAATCACGCGCTGCTCCGTCCATGCCATTCGTCCTGCCATGCGGCGAGCGTACCGCACGTGCGCATGCGTGCGTAACCCCCGGTTGGGAGGGGTGGGCGATTGGGGATAGGAAACCGTCTCTTTTCCCCCACAATCGCCGCATAGTCACCTTACATCACATCATTTTCGCCCATCACATGACTCACACAACCTAAAATCACAACCTAAGTGTATGTTCTCACTAACATTACATCTTATTAGTCTCACGTATATATAGGAAAACAGTAAGAGTAGGTATCAGCCGCATACGCACTCACTGTAATCAGGGGGTTTATCATCACGACCTCCGAGGTTGTAAGGTTGTGAGGAATGGCGACGAACGGCATGTTTGCCCAGACAAACGGTAAGATGGCGTAGTTGACTTACAATCATCGCACGCTGATACTGTGTCCATAGCACGAACGGAAAGGACACAACATGGCACGCCCGAAGTCATCGTTAGAGCGCATAGTGCTCCGCTTGGCGCCTGATCTGTGCACTGAAATGCGCGCGGAATCGGCTCGTTTGTCGCTCACATTGAGCGCCTATGTCTCGCTGCGGTTGCGTGAAGAGATAAAACCGCCGCGCGTTGCGAAGCCTGAGAAGGTCAAGGTGACACCATATCGGCCGGTCGTCGGCGAGCGCGTCAACGAGCTGATACATGGGTTTGGCACCGTCGTGAAGCTCTCGAACACGGCCATGCTCGTCGATTTTGACCGGCATGGGACCGTGAGCTACCGGTTAGGCGACAGGCGGATTGAAGCCGCTCCAGACGCGCCCCCGGTTCCTGTTCGCGCACCGTTGCCAGGCGATCCGCCGAGCGTAACGGCAGCGCGCGCAGCTCTCGCGCAGGGCCAGTGCAACAGCGATACCCAGCCATAACCCGCTGTAGCTCGTCCCAGCCGCTTCACGTAGGCGGCTGGAGCGAGCGACCGCTCGATAACAGGATAGGGGAACACCATGGCAATGAAGCGTAATAACTCCCGCCCGGTCATCGTCTGCACCGAGCACCTATGCGGCGGCGATACCGACCAACCGGCGCCTCCCGGCCATGAGGGGCAGGACAAGACGATGACCGCGACGATCAACTACACGACCAAGTACGGCAATTTCACACTGGCCGATGGTCGCATCGTGACGCTCACGCAGCAGGCATGGCGCGACAACAACGCCTCAGGCGAGGCAGCGTGGTTCGCCAACGGCTACCTCGGCGACGACGAGGATGAGTCCGTAGTCGTGCAGTGGGAGAGCTTGGGCACCGATACCGGGGACGACTCCGACGATGCGGATTGGACGCTCCCCGTGTCGATCAAGCACTACGCCCTCGGGGAGTTGCTGTGATGACCTACACCTATCGGACCGACGCCGCCCACAGCGAGCAATCAACGCAGCTGTCGCCGATCACGAATGGGGGCATGAGCCCCGCTCTGCTACGGGCTAGCGCGCACGATGCTGCGCAGCTGGACGGTTCAGTGCGGCAGCGATACCGAGAGGGATGAGAAATGACACATCAATCGCAGCTCCCGCCGCGCGAGAACAAGTTCCACTCCGGCAACGGCGCAGACGGCAAGCATTATTGGATCACGCCGCCAGAAGTGTACGCGGCGCTCAACGCAGAATTCTCGTTCGACTTCGATCCGTGCCCATATCCGTTGCCGCAAGGATTCGACGGGCTTACGTGCGCGTGTGGCGCGTCGTCTTACGTCAATCCGCCGTTCGGTTCGATCATCCATGAGGGACGCAAGAAAGGCCCGACAGCATGGGCGCGCAAGGCCATCGCCGAATTCAAGCAAGGCAAGCGCGTCGTGCTGGTCTACCCGATCGACAAGTGGGTTCTCATGCTGCTCGACGCCGGCGCCACTGTGCGCAATCTCGGCAACGTGCGATGGCTCGCGACCGAAGACGGATCAGCGGGCAAGGGAACCGGCCGGCACATCGCCTGCTTCATTCTGGACCCGCAGTCATGACCACCACAGCCAACGTCAAACGCTACCGCGAACGCCACGACCTGGTGCCCGTAACCCTATGGTGGCCGCGCGAACTGGTCGCCGAGCTTGATGCTGCGCTCGCGAAGTTCAACGTCACCCGCACGAAGGGGCTGCGCACGATGGTCGAGCGGCGGCTGCGGGAGCTGCGGGCCAGTGCGGCAGCGATACCGCCGTCAGAAGGGTAGATCGCCGTCGTCCGCCGCCGGCTGCACGAGCGCGAGCTGGTCCTCGGGCACCCAGAACCGTTCGCTGCGGCCGTCCTTCCACACGGTCTCGCTGCGCCATCCCAGCGCACGCAGGCAGCGACCGGCGCGCATCTGCTCGGCGCGGCCCTGCTTAGCGAAGTCCATCTCGAGCGCGTTCCTGAGCATCTCCCCGATCCGTACAGACGTGCGGCCGGCGAGGTAGGACGTTATGGGCCCCTCCCAAGAGTCGTGCGCTCGGCGGGATTCTTGCTCGCGCTTGGCGTCCTCCTTCGGCACGACCCACCAGAGCTTGTTCACACGCAGCTCGGCGATAGCCTCCGCGAACAACTGGTCGCGATTGGCGCGGATCCAATGAAGGTCGATCGTCCCGCACTTGATCGGGTAGAACCGCCGGGCCCCCGTCTCGTCGCGGTTCCAATCGTCGTGATTGGTCGACCCGGAGAAGACGCACATGCGCGGATGGTCGTTCGTGTGGCGCCCGTAGGGGGAGCGATACCGATCCGAGCAGCACGAGATCTTCCCCTTGATCTGCGTGACCTCCGCGGCGCTGAAAGCGTGCATCTCGCCGATCTCGACGAGCATCTTCCCGCCCAGCACTTCGTAGAAGTCCTTGCCGCGAATCTCGTCGTGGAACTCAGCGAACCACTTGCCGCCGATGATCGAGAGCGCGGTCGACTTGAAGATGCCCTGCGCGCCCTCGAACACCGGCATGTTGTCGGCCTTGCACCCAGGCTTCAGCACGCGCTTGCACATAGCGCACAGCCAGTACACGGCCACGGCTTGCGTGTAGGCGTTGGAGACCGAGCCGAACCCGCGGCTCATGAGCTCTCGTAGGCGCTTGGTGCCATCCCACTTGAGCGACAGCATCCACTCGCGGCACTCGTTGCGCTTGCGACCGAAGGCGACAGCGATAACACCGTGGCGCATGGACTCGACGGACATCTTCCCGATCGCGAGCGCGCGCTGCACGAACAGCGCCAGGCGGATGTCGTCGTCGTCACGCCACTCGCGCGGCTGGTCGGAGTCCCACGTCGTGAGGATCCGCTGGAGAAACTCGTCGTACCAAATCTTTCCGGCCAGCGCCGGATGGTTCTCGATGATCGCGGCGGCGTTGTTGAGGTTGGGCAGCGGGATGCCGGCGTTGTTGAGCTTCAGGCCCAGCGACTCCCAGCCGACGTACCCGAGGCCGGTGTTCTCCGTACTCGGTATTAAGTCAACTGACCCATCAGCGCATGCCTCGTCGTGCGAACTGACAGGCGGTAGCGGTTCGTTGACCGGCGGCTTGCGTGAGCGGCGTGCGCGAGGCTGCCTAGGAGGCCCTGTGGGCGCCGCTGGTTCCGGCGTGGCCGCAGGTATGGCCGGCTGCGAGATCGCTTGCTGGGCGGCTGGAGCGGCGGGCGGCGGATGGTGTTGGCCGTTGGCCTTGCCGTTGGGTTTCGGCGGCCGATAGTCCGGATGCGTCGGATCGTCGAGCGGTGGGGCAACGTAGAGGCGCACTCGAGCGCGATACCAGGCAATGATCGCCGCCGTGTCGCCCTTGAGCTCGGCCACGAGGTCCGCGGCGTCGTAGCCTGGGGGGAGGCCGGAGGTGTCTATCCACCTGATTTCAGTGGTCACGCGCAGGCGCCCCACTGCTCGGCCATCGCGTCGGCGATGCCTTGGAACGTGCGCGAACGCTCACGCTGGCGATTTGGACCGGGCGCCAGCCGATGAAGGCGGCTGCTGATCCGGCCAGGCTTCTTGCCACCCCCGCGCGTCTGGTCTGGAACAACGACGTTCGTCGGTTGCAGCGGCGGCAGGCCGCGCAGCCACAGGCACGTGCTTTTCCACTCCGGCTCGCCGAACTGCCACGGCTGGATGATCTGGTCCGGCTTGCGCCACGCGCTCGAGAGATGGCCGATAGGGTTCTCGATCGCGACGCGCGGTATACGCGCGGCCCACAGGTCGAGAACGAAATGGACGGCCAGATAGCGCGCTTGCTGCCGCGTCGGATTGCCCTTCAGCCAGCGTTCGCCGCTGTTCGCGAGATACGTGCAAGGCGGATGGGCGATCATCAGGTCGAACTCGTACGCTGGATCGCGCAGGAGCTCGAGGACATCGCCTTGGTAGTGCCCATCCCAGCCATCCGGCCGTTCAGTCTCTGACGGCTCGAGGTCGCAGCTGATCGCATCGTGGCCAGCGCGCACGAAAGCGTTGCGCACCACGCCCGAGAATTCGCAGGCGACTAGGACTCTGAGAGATTTCGGCACGTCGCCTCCGCAGGCGGGTTTAGGTGCGGCCGACCGAGCGGGTTGCGGACCCCACTCGGCCGACCGCGGTTGTTGCCGACTCGGCGCCGGCGACCTGAACTATACCTGAGCGACCGCCCCGTGGATCAACCTCGCAATCAAATGCCCAGCCCGAAACCCCGCCCCATCCTTATCCGCATGGATCGTCACGCGCCGCCCACGCAACGGCGCCCAATCGGTCTTCGTGACCGCGTTGGAGCCACCCGCCCAGGTGACGACGCAGAACGAGGTGAGCTGTCCGGCGATCTCAGCTCGAGTTCGTTCGCCCTCGACGACGAGCACCTGTGCCGCCGGTCGTTCCGCGAGCTCGCGCAATCCCAGCAGCGGACGCGGTGCTGGCATCGTTACCCCGACGCACCACAGCTCGCGCCCGTCGGCATGTCGCGCGAACGTAACCTGTGGCGTGTACTTGCCGCCATCCTCGAACTTCCAGCGGATCACATACCCGTGGATCGCGCCGGCCGCATCGGTGTAGGCGTCGACGCGCTCGGGTTTCGATCGCATCTTCAGCCAGTCGTTGCGCTTGGCGTTCCAGAGTTTCGCCGGGTCCATCGGGATCGCTGGCGCCGGGATGATCGGCGTCCAGTCGGATGAGGTATCGGGCGGCAGTGGCGGGAGGATCGCGCGCGTGCGTTCGGGGAGTTCGTGGGCGCCTAGGCGGCGGCAGGCTTCGCGGAAGTCGATCGACTCGACGTGCTGGAGGAAGCCCACGGCATCTTCCTGAAAACCGCATGAAAAACATCGCACGAACCCCTTGTGCGGCACGACGTAGAAACTCGGGTGATGATCGGCGTGCGCTGGACACAGACCGACGTACTCGCGGCCGGACTTCTTCAGGTCGACATAGCGGCCGACGAGATCAGCGAGATCGACTTCGGCTAGCAGCGCATCCATATCGACGGCCATCACGCACCTCGCATCGCGATCAGCGCCGAGAGGTCGTCAGGAAGCGGCGTAGATTGCGCCCACGACTACCGCGCACGGTACCGCCTTCGTTGACGTACACGACGCGTACGCCGTCTCCGAATACGGACCTTAGGTCGTCGGTCAGCCGCGCCGTAATCGGACACGCTGCACGGAGTAGGTCGCGTTCGGTCATCGCTTGAGTTCCTTTAGCAGATGGTACGGATTCTTGCCGCATTCGCCTGTCGGTCTGACCCATCGCGTGCGAGGCGTGCAGTACTTCTCCGCGCCGTTCATCAGGCGGATAGCGCCGCACCGATAGCACCACTCGGCATATGCGCCACAGATAAGCCACGACGAATAATGACGGCACCGCTTAGCAGTCACCACACCTTCTCCCATACAGTCACGCGTCGATACCCCAGCTCAGCCCCAACGCTCTTAGCAATTGGCTTATGTCCAGCACGCATCCCGGAGACATAAGCCTCACTGATCCCAGCTCGCTCGGCAATACGGCGCGCTTGGCCTCGCACGCGGCAACGCTTTTGCAAAATGGCTCGCAAAATATCCCCGGTGATGTATTGGCGACGTGCCATAACTAGGTCCTCTTATTCCGCTCGAACGTCTCGCGTGCCCGGTTGGTGGCGCAGAATGGGAGGCCATTCCAGCCCGATTTCTTGCGCCCGATCCGGCCAGCTTTTTGGCGATGCCAAAGGTCGGCGTTGTCGTTGACGTGGCGCGGTGGGCGGGGGTCGAGTTTTGGTGTCATCATGTCATCGTGGGCGGCGCGCCAGCCTCATCACTAGCGCGCGGTTGTTATCACGCCTGCACTTCCGGGCGGTAATGTTCGCCGTACAGGCCAAACGTCGATGCGACTGCATTTCGTGCCGTCAGCTTCTGCGCCCGCGCCTTCTCGTACCATTCCCGCCGCTGCTTCGCATTCAAAGACGGATGCGGAATCGGCTTCAACCCCGAATGCAGCCGCGAGAAGAATTCGCGCACGGTTCCATCCGGTTCAACGGTCGAATTGCGCATATGCAGCATCAGAATTGCTTCGTCGCCGATTTGCTTGCGCAGCAGCCGTACGCCGTACTCCTCGGCTTCGTCGATACACTCCGCGCCGGTATCCTTGACGTAGCGGGCCAGCCCGTAGCGCTCGACCATGATGCGGCGAATCTCCGCATTCGGCTCCGCATCTATCAGTGCCGGCGTAATCAGTTCCGGTTGTTCGATAATCCACTGCTCGACGCGAATACCGTGCCAGTGGTACAGCGACCAGCCGTCACGCCACCGATGCGATGGGCCATCTTCGCAGTGGGGCCGCGCGCGGTTATCCGTCTTGATGAACTCCGGGAAGTCGCTGACCATGCAGAAACGCTCATGGACGATACGCCAGCTTCCGTTGATCGCGCAGGCTTCCCATGCCGCGTACTTATCGTGACACGGCAACGATAGTCCGAGAATGTCGCGCGCCGCAGTAAGGTACGCATCGTAGTCGGCGTAGTGGTTACCGCCGGTAGACATGTTCATGACGTTACCGACGCACGACAAAAGGAACGGCGCGTTGGCGGCGTCAATATCACCAGCCATTAGCCGAACCCAAGCCAACGCCCCTTTCGCATCCCCTTTCGCATCCCCTTTCGCATCCCCGGTCGCATCCCTGGTCGCATCCCTGGTCGCAGCCCCGGTCGCAGCCACGGTCGCAGCCCCGGTCGCATCCCAGGTCGCAGCCACGGTCGCATCCCCGGTCGCATCCCCGGTCGCATCCCTGGTCGCATCCCTGGTCGCAGCCCTGGTCGCAGCCACGGTCGCATCCCTGGTCGCAGCCCAGGTCGCAGCCCTGGTCGCAGCCCCGGTCGCAGCCACGGTCGCATCCCCGGTCGCATCCCAGGTCGCAGCCACGGTCGCATCCCCGGTCGCATCCCCGGTCGCATTCCAGGTCGCATCCCCGGTCGCATCCCTGGTCGCATCCCTGGTCGCAGCCCTGGTCGCAGCCACGGTCGCATCCCCGGTCGCAGCCCCGGTCGCAGCCACGGTCGCAGCCCAGTTACCCATCGCCGAACTGCTCTTAGCCCGAAGATGCCAGATAGCAGCAGCAAACCCGCTAGCAATCGCCATCACAAGCGGGCTCGGGACGACGACTACAATCGGCTCTTTCAGATTCGCAGCCGCGTATAGCGACTTGATCGCCGGCACGATCTTGTCGGGTTCAATCGGATCGGTACGAAAGGCACGCCGAACCCACAGTTCGACATGCTCCTTCATACGCTGCTTCTCATCCTCTGTCAGCGGACCGCCGGCATAGGTCGGTGTGCGGATGAATTTCTCGGTCATGGCGGCTTAGTCCTGAACTAGGCGCACTTCGTCGTCGGCCAGTGCTTCACGCTGGATGATGACGAGGTAGTTGCCGGGGGGCACCGCGATATCGTGATGGTCGCCGGTCGGGCGGCCATCGTGCTCGATGTGCTTGAGGCTGGTCTCGCGGATGACCTTGAGCGCGCGCTCGACGACGTTGTTGGCGTCGGTCATGGTGAACTCGGTGACGTCGGCGGCGTCCATGCAATGACTGTGCCCGCTGCTTTCGCCAAGCGCTAGCGTAATGCGTTTGCCGGTTGGCTTGACCTTCTGCGCGTTGGTCAGTGCGGACAACGGCAGGAGCATAACGTCTCCTTGACGGACCATCTTCGACTCGACTTTCTTACGTGCCATTTCGTACTCCTAGGTGCCGCGCTTGCGGCGTTGGTTTAGGACATCGCTTGCCTGCTAGGCGCGTGGCGTATGCTTTGACACGCGACCAGTCCAGCGGATGCACCCACAGTTGGCGGAGGACGCACCCGAGAGCGCGCATCGGCCTGTCGTCTTTGTTCCATGGCCGGAAGGCGCGCAGAGCGTCAACATCCGGCCATGTGCCGGTAAACGTGATTGCGCGATCGTCGATCGAAATGAGCGCGGGAGGCTTCGTGAGTGGGAATTCGATTGCGGCTATGAGGGTACTCGGCCACTGCGGTTCGCTGCCATTCGACTGTGCCTCAATCTCGCGTTCCATCCATGTGCGCATCGCGTCAATGCCGCCGTCTTGGTTCGATCGTGTGCTGAACACCATAATGCGAAAATGTTTTACGGCCTCACGTAAGAACGTAGCCGCACCAGGAACCATCGGGTCCGGTATTACGTCCGCGCCCTTCCATCTGCTCGTGTAGCTGTGCAAAACGCCGTCGAAGTCTAGGCACAGGATCGGCTTGTCGCTCATACCTTCCTCCAATTTTACAGGCTCACAGATCGAACCCATCGCGGAATAACTGATCCGGACGACAATCCACCACCCCGCTAAGCTGATTCCCAGGGACACTCAGCGCCACCCCAGACACCGAGCACCCCGCCGTCCCAACCGTCGTGCCGTCGAGTAGGCGGATGGTGATATTCGAGGTCGTGGCCGGCGTGTATAGCGCCAGCAGGATCACGAGAAGGTTCATGATGCCCTGATTTCCCAAAGGGTGCGCGCGACTCCTCCGCTTCCGACAGGATCGCGGAGTTCCTTTAGCTTGACGCTCGATCCGTGCCACGAACCGCGTGCCGGCAAATCCTTGACCTTGACGAAGCCGGCGGCGCGCAACGATGCGCCACTTTCACCGGCCTCCGTGTAGGTGATCGCGCGCACGTAACCCATCGCTTTCGCCGCGCGCCAGCTGGCGCCATAGAGCATGGAGTTCGCGTTGCGGCTGCCGTCCGTGCACGTGCGGTTTATCTCGACCGTGAACCCGTCATCGAAAGCGCGCGCGATCGGCCGCCCTGACGATGCTACGCCGACGATCACGCCATCGATCGCGACTGCAATGCTGAACTTGTGCCCACGCGGCGGCTTGCTGTGCCGGTGATGCTGCGCGACGAAAGCGCAAGCGGCCCGGAACGTGATCGGTTGGATTCGCAGCGACATGATTAGGCGAATGCGCGGCCGGCGAGTAGGGCTATGGCGGTGACGAGGATTGCGGCGGCGATAAACGCGAGCCGCTTCCTACGCTCGTTCTGACGCACGATGGCGGCCATGGTGAAGTAGTCGCTCATGTGCGGCTGATCCGCTCGTATTCGGCAAGCAGCAACGCGCCAGCCTTAGCGATTTCACGCAGGCGCCCTTCCTTCGTTCCGGCGCTCGGCTTGTAGCTAGACGCGGACCATGGCCACCACCAGAGCGCGCCTTTCGGATGGACCATCGACATGAGCAGTTCTCGGCTGTCCGGCGGCATCGCGTAGCAAACGGCCGCCATCGCGATTTCACCCTGGGTATGCGTGTCGTCGTGTTCGGGGTCGTAACCTTCAACGCACACTTGCCGGTGGCGCTCGACGCGGAACGCGAGGACCGCGCCTGCCATCTCTGATTCTTGCTTCGGTGTCATGTCAGTCAATCCAATACGCATCATCAATCGCGTGATGCCCGCATTTCGAGCACACGGCCGTACCGTAGCTGCCGTCTTCCGGCGCGTACCACTCCGAGTAATCGTGGTCGGTGCCGTCTGGGCATTTTAGGCGTGGGCCGCATGTGTGGATGGTTATGGGATCGGTCATTGGATTAGTCCTCCAACACGACAAGCGCGACACGTTTGCGGGCTTCGACCAACGCCAGCAGCTCCTTGCGATCTTTCTGGACGTCGCTCAGGATGAACTTGCTGTCCGGGAACACGCGACCGACGAGACCTCGTGCAATTCGCGCCTCGCACGCCTGATGCGCCGTGACGGCCTCGTACTCGACGCAATACTTGGCCGCTTCCTCCAACTCCGCGACGCGGGCCTTGAGCGCTTCGTAATCCTGCCGAGTCATGATCGCAATCTGCGTTGTACCGGGTAGTGGCGTACGCGAATCCCAATCGGCGACCGCAATGTCGTCACCGCTTCTCGGTGGCCAAAAGACAGCCCAGGCTTCGGTAATCATTTACTCAGTCCTCCAACACGACAAGCGCGACACGTTTGCGGGCTTCGACCAACGCCAGCAGCTCCTTGCGATCTTTCTGGACGTCGCTCAGGATGAACTTGCTGTCCGGGAACACGCGACCGACGAGACCTCG